TTCAACTCCTGCACAGATCCAAAGATCTGCGGCCTAAACATGAACTCAGGATCGTCCAACTGGGCTCGAGCTGCCTGCGCTGCGCGCTGTGCCCGTTCCTCAGCCTCTCGCTCCTCTCTCTCAGCGCATTGTCGCTCGCGCTCCCCTTCACTCATTTCTGTCACGGAATAAGAGTCCTATGGATGTACGCTTCATTAGCGTCCATCAAGTCCTCGGCGGCGAGGACGTCAAGATGATCTGTGAGTACGCGCCATCCACGCCCCTCGCAGTGCCCGTGGAAGCATTTGAAGCTCCCGGTGTAGTCATTTTCGGGCGCAGGTTCTCGAATGTCTGCTCCATCATTCTTGCCGCCTGTATGGTTCGCATACCAAGGGCAAGTAACCTGTCGCCATCCGCCCGCATTCGGCTCAGCGTTGCGCGGCACAATTCCATACAACTTCGCCAATCGCATATATCGATTGAAGTCTAGGAGTCTTTGCTTGATCGCGTCTGCGTCTCCAGAAACTGGAGGCGGGCGATATTCAAGTCTTGGAATGAGCTCGACCTTGTATGCTCTTGCGAGCTGGTCGATCGTCCAGAGCGGGCCTTCAGCCTTTGTCCAAAGGACACGGAAGTCGCCGCCATACTTCTTCTTGCCGTTGATGAAGCCTGGAACCCGCATCACACGAGTCACGCCCTTCATGCCAGGATCAGCCTCATCCTTGGGGAGCAGAGCCTCATCTACTAACGCATCGAGTAGAGCGTCGATCATAGATTTGCGCGGCTCACCATTCTTGAGCAGGTATATCCACTGCTCATTGCCGGGCGACGTTTCGACGATCCATGTTGGCTCTGCCATTGCTGCGCGCTCTTTCGCAACCTTTGTGCCGACATCGTCGATCATGATGGCGCGGCCAGACTTGAAGAGAACCTTCTGCCTTCTCCATGTATTGTCTGGTGCACGTCCGAATGTGCTAATTGCCACATATCCATTCGTGCGATTTGGGCTGCATGGAAGGTCGCCGCCAGGTCGCCAAGGTTTTGGTCGCCAAGCGATGTCCTTCGCGTCCGCAGGATCTCCTGGGACGGTTTGCAGGATGAAGCGCTCTTCAGAGGAGCAGCCGCCAGTAAGAGAGGCGAGCTGCTCGAAGAATCGTAGTGCCGTTTGTTCGTTATTCAATCCCAACCCCGTTTAAGGCGCTCCGTTTGACCACACTACGGAGCAAGAGTGTTAACGCTGGGGACTAACCAGTGGTCTTAGAACTTGTCTTTGTCCTCGTCTGAAACGCCAGCAGGGGCGCTATCAGCAGCCTGGGCCAAGTCAACCTTGACCTCGTTGCTCTTGACTGCGGTGTAGAACGCAGCGCCCATGTCGAAGATGAACTTCGTTGGCACCCGCTCATTCAGCGCAATTGAGATTCCATACCAACTTCCCTGATCATTCGATTCCTTCACAGTCGTGAGGCGATAGGAGTATGCGAACGTCGGTGCTATGGCCAGAGTTCCACCTGGCATCGGAATCGTGCGTTCACGCATCAAGGCGTTGAAGAGCTTCGACTTCTTGATCTGGGTAGAAGTCAACGACAGAAGCACGCGGCTGGGCAGGCTTCCATCATCCTTGAGGATCAGGCCATAGTGAAGCCGACTGTCAGAGAGGCGATCATTCCGTTTCGGATCGACGGTGCCGTCCTGCGTGAAGTAGTCGCGCCCCTCGAAATTCACCAGAAGGTTCTTCTCGCGAGCCTGCGCCACTTCGACCTCGGACATCTCGCCCTTGAAACCGCCGCCACCTGCTCGAGCACCCCATCTCAGTTGCTTTCGCTCGTAATAGCAGGGCACAAAGAGCAAGCCCTCTCTGCCGCCATAACGCTGGCTGGTGACGCTATTTAGGAATTCGCCCTGCTTTGCGTCAGGAATGAACTTCGCGTCGGATTCATCAAGTTCAGGTGACAGAGGCTGTAGCACCTTGAGGAATGGAATCGCGATGTCTTTCGCCGTTTGGGTCTCGGAACCCGCGCCAGCGTATGCGCTCATGTCGAACACTTCTGGGGCTGCTACTGCTTGTTCGGCTGGTGCTGCCTCCTCTGTCGCTGTCGATGCGACCTGAGCTGCTGGTTTTGCCGTTGTTGCTGGTTTTGCTGCTGTTGCCATCTCATATCTCCTTGTTGACAGCTGATGGTAGCGGCGCTGTCTTCCCGCGAGAAACTTACTTTGACTTCTTGATTCTTGTTATCTTGGCTGCGTCATAAACGTGGGTCGCGAACAATTCTGCAGGTGGAACGACACCTTTCGAGATGCTCTCTTTGGCCCAACTCTTGAGCGTGGACGGATGAACCGACATTTTGATTTCAGTCTCGAAGCCTTCATCTTCGAGAGCTTTCTTCGCCTTCTCTGCCAGTTCGTATTCACCGGCAGAGAACAAAGATTTGACCTCAGTCTTGACGATCTCCGCGGCGCCATTCTCTGCAAGCCAGGTATATGCGTCACCACGACGCTCTTCAGGGATGCTGATCGAGACGCCAGACTGCAGACTAACCTTGAGGTCGCCGCGAGTCACCTCGTTCAATCCGAGTTCGTGGAGGAGATTTGGAAGATCGGTCTGGAGGACCTTGATCTGGACGCTCTTCTGATGGTCGAGCTGTGCATTGAGATCGTCGATTCTTGACTGAAGTTCGTCAGCAAATTTGACGAGTTGGTCAAGACGTTGTCCAGGATTACTGGCGGTAGAAATTGATTCAGTCATCAGGCAGCCTCCTGGGCTATCTCGGTGTTGACCTTGTTAATTTACCTTAATATTGACGCAGACGGCTGCTGGTTTTTCAAATTCCATCAGTCTGACGTAGGCTTTAACTTTCGAGCGCGTAAGTATACGCCTACGCAGGCTTGACGTAAAGCTGAGTTTTACGCGCCGGGACCCCTTATAAAGGATCGCGCGCGCTCGCGTATACGCCTATTCGGGCGCATAGTAAAGTAGTTTTGGCTGCAAGGGCGATAGCTTTATGCGTCCGAGGCGGGCTATAGTTGGAGCATTAACGGAGGAGACTGACTATGGCGTTTTGCTGCACACCGGAATGTGATACAGAAATCAAGCCTGGCTCAAAGCTGGACCATTGCACCAACTGTCGCGCGAGCATGGGTATGTGGAAACGTCGCGGCATCCGCGCGATCCTCGCTCGTCGTTCCAGGCTCAAGAAGTACGACAGTCGCATGGAGATGCTGGTCGGGCCAAAAGTCGTGAAGGCTAAGGCGAAGCAGGCATGACCAAGAGCACAAAAGCCAAGATGCGCAAGGGTGCGTGGTCGCCTGAAGCCAGAGCCAAGGCTGCGGCAACTCGTGCTATCACAATGGCTCGGAAGGCAAACATGGTTCCGAACACGCAGGATGCGATGGCATACTTGCTGAAAGTCGAGTCGGCGATCATCAAGAAATACGCAAAGGGCGCGAAACGCATTGAAGCCGCAGACACGCTGTCGATGCTCGCTCTCCACGCCCTGCGCGGCGAGATATGATCGGCAAGCATTGCGGAGTGCGCCTCATTCGCACAACGACTGATTATGTCGGTCATGCAGGCAAACTTCACAAGTGGAAGTGCGGAGTCTGTGGCGCCAAATTCGAGCAAAAGACAAGGCGCAAAGGCATCAAGAATGTTCGAAAGGCGAAAACCTCATATTAGATTGTTTCACAAACGACCCAACGGAGGCGCTTGGATCGCGATTATAAGTTGGGGAAAGAAACGCGAATGGTCATCAATACAGGTCACAGTTGGCCTGTATGCTGATATTCGAGATTTGTATTCTGCGGTTGAGAGACTACCATGAAAGATGAGAAGCCCTGGCTGAACGGCAAACCCTACTATTGCGAGAGTTGCGGACTCGGTGGTGGAGAGGTGCAGGCTTGCGAGGATGGTCCTTGCGAAATGGAATCTGAAGAAAAGGCAATGGCCAGGAAACTTGAACATGAAAGCAGGAAGCCGAGATGACTGAAGAGCTCGCTGAACCTCGAAAGGTTCGCCTCTCCCGTCAATCGATTAGCGGCATTCCTGCAGCTGCGTTGCTCGCTTGGTATAACAAGCATGCGGGCATGGGCTTCGATATTCCAGCTGGTCGTTGGACGCGCTCCGAGCTGCAATCCAGATGCATGAACCTCCTAGATGAGAACGGCTACTTGCGCTGGGCTACGCCAAACGGCGGGAAGCGCAAAGTCTTGCCAATGGTCACCATTCCTGACGATATGGAAATGGAGAGAATGTCAGACGCAGACGTTGCATTGGCTGCAACGGGGCGCGGCGTATATAAGGTCACGTTTGATGGTGCAACATACTCATCACCTCGCGCGGCACTGAACGCCGCGGGTCTGCTTGAGGTGAAGGGAGGCAAACTCCGCAGAGCAATGCGTGAGGCCAAAGGTGCACCATTTGTGTTCATGGGCAAGAACTTCAAGCAAGAAGACTATGACCCAGAGCTCCATCATACAAAGGAAGATGACTGATGCAGTTTGGCCCCTGCAAAACGGTGCCAACGCAGGTCAGAAACCGCTTTACCTGCGTCGTAGGCCAGGGTATAGTCAATCCACTGGTACGGCGAGCGGAGTTTAGGTCGCCAACCGGGATTGTCTCAACTACCGAGTCAAACGACTCAAAGGAAGTGTATCATGGCGAAGAAGAACAAGCCCCAGGCCGAAGCGCCTGTGGAAGCGGAAGTGGCCGAAACTGCACCGACCGAGGGTGTGGAAGTGCTGGACGACAAGGGCGAGAAGGCTCCCCGCGTCGTGACGCGCTACGGCGTCGAATACGACGGCAACGAGTACACCTCGCCGCGCAAGGCTCTGGATGCCGCCGGTCTGACCGCCGTCAAGGGCTCGCGTCTGCGTGCTCGCTTCAAGAAGGCCGGCAACGTGGTCGGCACCGAAGTCGAGTACGAGGGCAAGAAGTTCAAGTACATCGAGGTGCCTGCATCGGCCGAAGTCGACAACGACGAGACCGACGAGCCGGAGGAGACCAACGAAGACTGAGCGCACTGAGCTCAGCCCTTGTGGTACTGGAAGGGCGCGTCGGTATTGGCGCGCCCTTTCTTTTGGACAGGAGTAATCATGAACAAGTCAAGATCGAAATGGGAAATTGTCAGCGTCGGCCTGAACAACGGAGCTGATCTGGTCCTCATTCGTGACCTCGATCAAGGTCTGAGCGTCACTAATGACGCAGAGAATGTTGTTCAAGATTTGCTCGAATGGCGTAAGAGAGAGTTCACAGATCACGGCATGAACCTCGACCGCAGGATGGTGATTCACTACATCGACACGATGGGCGAGCGTGCTGAACTCATGCATGACGGTGTTGCATTCATGGGCTTCAAGATGATTGACCAAGAACACGAGGAGGGGTGATGGGCGGCAGAATACCGAAGAGAGCACAGCGAGAAATCGACAAAGCAAACATAGCTTCAGCTGCGCGGCGCACTAAGCACCTGGATGCTATTGCCAACGTTCCTGTGCCGCGAGTGATGGACAGCAACACACCTCGCAACATCATGAATCTGCATGAAGTCTACTTCAACGATGAATTGCAGATGCTGTGCACCGTTGCTGACGTGAATGCTGGTTGCATCATTCGCTGGAACAAGGGCAAGGGAAATCATCCTGCCAAGGATGCAGAGCTCGAGCGCCTGTTCGGCAAGGTGGAGATCAGGCGCAAACGTCTCTGACCCTCGAAAAGCGCCATACGTATGCGCTCCGGGCGGGCGATACTAGCTGCAGGTAACGGGAGACCTTGATGCCAAAAGCAAAACTACCACCAGACGCATCGTTCCACGCCTTTCAAGAATTCGACATCAAGAGGCTAGAGCAGGCAGAAACCAACGATTGTGCAGTGCGCGCAGTCTCTGCGGCGACCAAGATCCCTTATGAAGAAGTGCTGCTATGCTTCAAGCTATGCGGCAGGCGCTCTCGAAAGAGCACGCAGACCAACATAACGTGGGCTGTCCTTCAGCAATTCGGCTACAGCTACACGGCTGTATGCCTATCTGACTTCAACCCTCCGTCGAGGGCTGCTCGCGGCAAGCACGGCATAACAAGCCACCACCCTGATCGCTTCCCGCATATGTGGAAGGGCAAGGGCACATTCCTGTGCTTCAGCCAGGGGCACGTCTGGGCAGTTGTTGACGGCACCGTCATTGACTGGAGCCGCGGCAAGTCTCTGCGCGTCAGACACATCGCGAGGATCGAGAAGCTATGAAAGAACACGATCGCGTTCGCATCAAGTCTGGCCGCCTCAAGGGTTGCAAGGGCGACATCCTCGAGATCGTTGCAGATGAAGACATGGAGGCATATCGCGTTGCGCTCGTTGAAGTCACGCCTGAAGCCCACACCCGCGGATATCGCGTTGAGGACAGCGTCGACATGGATCGTCATGAACTGGAGCCAACGTGAACATCTTCAAGAAGGTGTATGAACTCCCGCTGGGTCGCCAGTATGTTCGACATTGGGGCATGACAGAGGCGATTCGAGAGATCCTTCAGAATGCCCTCGACAGTGAGTCACCCTTCGAATACGAGCTGACAGATGATACCCTCAAAGTGCACAGCAAGTACACTACGCTCACGCCAGCAACGCTTCTGCTGGGTCAGACTACCAAAGCCGAAGCCACCGACAAGATCGGGTCATTTGGCGAGGGATACAAGATTGCACTACTGGTGCTCGCGCGATCTGAGTACAACGTTCGCGTCCTGAACGGCGACCGCATATGGACTCCCACATTCAAGATGAGCAGGCAGTTCGAAGCGGAAGTGCTCGTCATTGAGGACACATCATGCCCGGAGCTGCCCAACGAGGGGCTCACCTTCGAAGTTCGAGGATTGAGTCCAGGTGATGTCGCGTCGATCCGCGAGAGCTGTTTGCAGATGCAGTCACATGTCGGCGAGTGCATGAAGACTCAGTATGGGCGCATTCTCCGAGAGCGTCCAGGGAAGCTCTATGTTGGCGGCCTGTATGTCTGCGACACAGAGCTCCAGTTCGGCTACGACATCTTGCCGCAATACTTGAAGCTCGAGCGCGATCGCCAGACGGTCAGCAACTGGGACCTCCAGGACCGCACCAAGGAGATGTGGTTCGACACAGAGCGATATGAAGAAATCGCTCAGCTCCTAGCCGACAAGTGCAAGGACCTTGACTATGCGGAGTATGGCGCACCTGACATGGTCAAGGAAGCCTGCTACAGACACTTCAAGGAGAAGCACCCTGGCGCTGTGGTAGCCAGAGATCAGGACGAGCTCGAGAAGTTCGTCAAGCAGGGCATGGAGCGCGTCGTCGTTGTCGGCGGCGCATATGGGTCTGCAGTCAGAGGCTCAGGATCATACAACTCAACTCACGTTCCGCGGCGCATACAAACGCCGCGTGAAGTCCTGGAGCTGTGGTACGAGGCGAATAAGAAGAGCATGCTTCGCCCAGCAAAGGACAGCTTCCAACACTTGCTTGAGAAGGCAGACAAATGGAAAGAAAGATGAGGCTGTTCCACGAGAACTTCGGAGGCAACCTCCATGAGGTCTCCGAGATCATCAATAAGCACTGTCCAGAGATCATACCTGGCATCATCGTGATGGACTACGGCACCAACTACACTGTAGTTGTTTATCGAGCTAAGAAGCAGCACCCGTTCTTCGTGCGCAAACCGATTGACCCAAAGGATAGCTTCATCGGTCTCGGTCTGCCGCCTCTTGACTCAATCAGAAGCAACGACCCTGAGTCAGATGGATTCGGCTAATGAGAAAGAAGCAAGACATCGTCATTCGAGCTAATGACTTCTCTCGACTCGAGCCTGTAGTCACGAATCAAAGAACCGGGGCAGCAAGGTGGCTACATCGCTGCGACGCCATTCGCGACATTGACTACAACAATGACTGCATTGAGGGTGCAAAGTCTCTGGAGTATTTCAGATGTCACCTACGAGCGAAGTTCAAGGTTGGTGCATACAAGCTGTGCGTGCGACACGCGGCGATCCTGGCTCTCGACAAGATGCTGGGTGAGAAACCTGAAATGACCTTCTGGCCGGATGGAGGCACGAAGGAAGCTCTGCAGAACAGATTGAGGAGAAGATGATGTTCAAGTTCATAGCCAAATTGTTCGCACCCAAGGCTCCTCGTGAGCTCATCTTCGTTTCATATTCGAAGGCCAACGACATGCTCCTCAAGAAAGAGGGGTGGCGCCTTGCTCCAGAAGAGGACAAGAATCGTGTGCCTGGTATGGTGTGGCTTGAAAGACCAGGCAAGAAAGACTAGCGCGGCAAATGTGAACGGGGTATAATAGGATGGCTCTCCTCCTTCTATTTGTGATTTGTATTATCTTTCCTGTAGCTGGGGTAGTGCTACTTCTTCTCTGGGCTTTTGCAGGAGTGATGTCGTTGTTGAGCGCAGTCGTTGAGTCAATCCTTCACACTCGATTCCTCGTGGATGAGGCTAGGTCGCCGCGCATGGCACGTCGAGCAACGATCCGCGTTCCTTCGATCAAGGGCACAAAGCTGCAGCCCATACTTAATGTAGTCGTTCATGAGCTTGCGCGACTCATTATGATCTTGTGCGTTTGTTCCGTCATAGCGATCACCATCGCTATCGTCTACGTTCGCGTATTCTCGTAGGTCACATTTGATTACCAAGGACGACTTGGAGTACATGGCGCGCAATTTGCTGTCAAAAGCGAAAATGCAGCACAAGAAACTCACGCGTGTGCGCCCATCCAGAGACAGACCGATCGAGCCAGGAATGCAAAGGCACATGGTTGAGGATATCGCACGCTGCAGAAGGCTCGCGGCGGAGCTGAGAAAGATTGCGCAGGTTTACCACATCATTCCGGGAGTGAAGTATGAAGAAAATCCTTTGGCTGGCCCTTCTGTTCGTCGCACAGGCACAGGCGGCTGAGGTCTGGACCCGCACAGCTACTGAGGGTCAAGGGCTGACATTCAACAGATATCCTGTCACCATGCGCTATGGCGACATCGGAACGAACATCTGGGTGATCAAGACATTCACAGGTCCGCCGCCTGCCGGAACTGCATATGGCTGCAACAATGAAACCTTCACAGACCCGCTCATCGGGACGCAAAAGGCGTGCTGGGAGAAGGTCGTGTATGACGGCTTCGCATGCCTGCCGGATGTAGTTCTGCCGGCCAAGGTCAAGACGGTCGCTGTTCCGCCAGAGCAATGGAGCGGCTACAGCAATGTAAGCGCCTGGACTTGCGCGCTTCCATCTGGCGACTACAAGAACGAACGCTCTATTTGGAATCTGGATGAGATTCGCGTCTTCCTGGAACAGGCAATACGCAAGCAGTTTGACGAGGCAGGCGCAAAGGAGTGGTGTAAGACGCATTGTGAGCCGATGGGCCCAGACCTGACCGGAAGGGCTTCGACGCTTATGGATGCGTATGCAGCGAAGGCCAAGGTCACTGCATCAGGAACAGCGACGAGTCGCCCTGTGTATCCTCTCAATGCAGATGGTACAAGGAACACGACTGCTGTTGTTGGGCAGAGAGTCAAGGTTGGAGACTCCTGTGATATCGGAGCTCGCGTCGGCACTACCACATACTACAGTGTGAAGGGTTTGCCGAACATGGACACCAAGAAGACGCCAGCAATCCTCGGTGACGTCTACGCCGCATGCACATTCAGCGCACCAATCGGAGTCAACGAATGAAAGCTCTACTCGCCTCTCTTGCTCTGCTTGCGTTTGCAGCCTCGGCAGCGGAATACGTGCCGATCGGCGCATATGGCGATCCGCTCGCGCCGGGCACTGGACTCACAGTGGACAACACAGGAAAGACCACGCTACTGTGCGGCTTCATCATGGTAGGCATGTCTGGGGTGTACAGCTTCGATGCTACGCCATCAGCAAAGGTATGGATTGACAGGGAGCTTGTCGTCCATTACGTCGAGATCACTAAGGGTCAGCACTCCATCATAGTGGAGATCCCGAAGACCAAGAAGGCGCTGACTCTCCAATGGCAAGTGCCTGCTTTGGTTACAGAGAATGTGCCGACAAAGTATCTGTATCCAAAGATGTCGTCGAATCTGCCTGGTTGTCAAAAGCCGGAAGTGCAGCCCGCGGCGCCCGTACTACGCGCCCCGCTATAGCCTGTAAACGCTGTAGGACGCTGAATAAGGCTGACTCAGCAGTTATTTCGTGAACAAGGTAGCTAGGTAAGGGGTAGACCGTCATTTGCTATTAGGCTCTTAAAAACAGCCATACGACTGCCTCCTATCGGCCTATAATAAAGCTACGCAGTAAGGCGTGCAGGGAGTTGGAAGTGGCGAAGTCTGAACAGGCCGATCCTATTTGCAAGCTGGTTAATGCCTTACGGCAAACTTTCAAATACGAAGGTGGAGTCATCTTCAGACCTTTATTTGACGGCAGAATTCAAGTGCTGCCGTCTTTTCACATCACGCTATTCCCTGTGATGGAAGCTGAGAATGAGTTGATGAGTACCGGGTCTGCGCCTTTGGACCCAAAATGATCGATACTGCCCGGAATAAGTTGCTCAGGCATAACCATCGAGTTGGCCTCACAGTTACAGGGACGGTATGCAGAGTGGCCCGCGCACAACCAGACTCGGTACTCATCTACTTATGAACTACAAATGTGTTCGCAGGAATTGCTTCATTCGCGTCGAGACAGAAGGCGATGCATGCTTCAGATGCAAAGAAGTGCAATCTCGAAGGCTGAATGAGCAAATGAGGATTGAGAAGGCACTTGGCAGAACGCTGCGAGAAGTTTCAGGATATGGCCCTCCAACAGGAAGACTCAAGTGAGCTCCAAATTGTTCGCCATGAATGTATCCATCATCAAAAAGGATATCGGGCCTGCCACACTTAATTGTGAAGTCGCTGCTCCTGATATGCTAACAGCAATCAACTACACGCTTCAGAGGCTCGCGGAAGAAACCGCTGTTGCTCTGTACTTTCATAGCGTGATTGAGAAGGTGCCGAGTTGATTTATTGCGGAATAGCTCAGGGGTCAACTGCAGGCGCATCGACGGGTGCGCTGCTGCAGTGAGCGGGATCGAAAATCGTAGACCAGCTGGCGGGTGCATAGCCTGGGTGCAAACGCTTTGGACGAACCGAGAATCGTGAACGTGAGAGCGCCAGCCTGATAAGCTGGAGGTCGAGGGTTCGAGTCCTTCTTCCGCTACCATTGAGGAGTTGTCATGTGGGTTGAGATTGTACCAAGACGAGCAGACTTCTGCGGAAGTCCACCTTGCCCCTATTGCTACAATTGGAAGGATGGTCCAGACTCGCAGGTCGTGCCTGGCATGTACAAGTTCACTCTTGATATGCTCAACTCGTCGCCCGAGTCTCTGAAGAAGGGCCAGCTGAAGGAGCTTGAAGCGCTCGCCAAGAAGGTTCACGACGACAAGGTGGCAGCCAAGTCGGCGCCAAAGGTTGAGCCGCCAGAACTTGACGCAGTTGATATCGGCATGAGCCTGTCAACGCGCATAAACCGCATGCTAAGCCTGAATCGTCCAGTGAAGAAGGTTGAGCCTCGTTTGCCGACTGTGGATGAGGTGTTCGCAAGGCAGGCAGAGCGAGAGGAAAAGCTGCAGGCTGAATCAAAGGTCAAACAAGAGCGCATAGAAGCTGCTCGTGAGATCGCTCAGGTGCTCGCGCAGGTCAATCAGGAGAGCAAAGCAAGAGAAGGGCGCTATCTCCTTAACGATATCCCTCCTGATTTCGTGCGCTACTGCCAACGAGCCGGTATGGATGATCCAATAGAGATTGCGGAGCGCTGGCGCTACGAGAATGGACAGCGAGAAGCCTCTCGTTACATGGTTGGTTCCAGGGGTAAGGATCGATACTTCTAACAGCGAGGTTGACATGGCGATGACGAATATGGGGCTCTCGAAGCTCACCGAAGAGATGGGCGAGTGCGGCCAGATCATAGGCAAGATGCTACAGTATCCTGACCTGATGATGGACAACGCAAAGAGTCACCCAGACGGAACGAACCTGCGGCGTCGGCTTGAGGAGGAAATGGCTGACACCCTCGCCGCCATCCGCTTCGCTTCTATGAAGATGGACCTTGACATCTCACGCATCTTCGCGAGGCAGGTTGAGAAGGAGCAGCTGTTCAATCAGTGGGACAGAGGCGACGATAAGGAGCCGACATGAGGTTGCGCATATTCGATCAGGACACTCTGATCTGCATTCTCTGCGGCCTTTCGTTCAGCCAGTCGCTGACTCGCATCCTTGAGGCTCTCGGCTGATGGCTATCCCACAGTCTGGCCTGAACTACCATAAGCTTCTTGAGCAGGTCAGGGAGTCCTTCGCCAGGCATGAGCGAGAGGTGCTCTTTCCATCCATGATCAGGATGATAGGTATGGACCCTGCCATGGCGCGTGGAGACTCGTCAACTGTATTCATGTTCCCACGTCATATGGGCAAGACCTATATGATGAACCAGCACCTGATGGATGAGCACGTCAGGTACACAATCAGCAACAAGTCGGTGATACAACAGGAGCTACTCGACCTCATGAAGAAGAAACCAAGCAAAGTAAAGCCCACTCCGATGGTGGCGGTCCTCAAGACTCGCGTAGAGTCGCTTGAAGGCCAGCTGAATGATGTGACCAAGTCAAGGTCTCTCCTCAGGGAGGAACTTGATGACACGAAGGGTGCGCTGACACGCAGCTGCAAGATGGTTGAGTCTCTGCAGAAAGATCTCGAGAGCGCTCGCTACGAGACTGCTAATCTGCGACAGGACATGCAGCGTGCACTCGGCTACATTGACCGTGTGAACGAATGCGAGCCGCCGATTCCTCCTGTGGCAATGCCGCAGACGTACAGCATGCCGATGCGCGGCCCTCGTCTGAACGGCGTGTCGCTTCATTCATCTGGTTGCGAGCAGAGCAACTTCGGCCTGAACGACATTCGCGGTCGCAGCCGGTATTGAGGGAGGGGGATTCAACCGAGGCGAGAAGGAAATGGATGCGTTAATCCTCGGTGGCCTGTCAATGTGCAGACCAACCGCATCGGTCGGCGGCCAATCGGTCGCTCCGACAAGTGACTCCCTCAGTGACGACTGCAGGGAGTTGCGCCTACATTTCATAGGTAGATCAGATATTGTTGCATCCATCAGGGCAAACGTATGGCCTGCAGTCAAAGTCGGTCACCTTAGTATAGCAGAGAATGATGCAAGGGTTGAGCGCGTTAATGCAATGCGTTGGGCGCTCGCGGAGAAGACTTGGTGAGTAGATCACTTGGGATGGCTGGTCAAGTTGCGCGCGGCGCATTGAACAAGAATGCGGATGGGTCGCCAAAGATCGCGCGTCGAGAGCTGAACGGCATTCCTGTATATGAACCATTGAGCTGCAGGCTAGCAAAGCGATCCGACTCCAAGTCCGGCTTCTGCTATGACTGGCGCAGCTATCTGGTCAAGGTCAAGGTTGGCGAGAAGATCATCTTTGGGCCAATCAATGACTTCAAAACATATGAAGTGGGCGGGCGGCACTTCCAAGAGTCGCTGACCGTCAATGCTATTCGGCAGGCTACACAGTGGCGCCGCATAAAGCACAAAGAGCGCTACAGAACAGGGCTGTTCGGCCAGGAAGACGGCTGCTACTTGCTCATCACGAGGGTTGCATAATGTTTGATAAGCATACATATCACGCTGGTGATAGCCACATAACTCGCGTTGAAGTCAAGCAAGCGGGCCTTCACGACGCTACGAAGAACTACAAGGAGTTTCGTGACGATGCGGAGCGTGAGGCCGCCAAGCTTGAGATCAAGCGATTCGGCGCTGATAACGTCATTCGCTATCTCAAAAGCGAAGTACAGCGCAACATCATGACCAATGATACCAACGTGCATGTTGTGTATGAGATCAACGGCAAGGTGTTCCAGATGAAGTCCGTTGTTCAAGATCGCCTTGGCAACCAGCAGGAAGAGCGTATGCGCATTGCGCAGCATATCGCCTCCGAGATCACAAATCAACTCCTAACGTGGGTGCCAGTAGCAAGGTGATAACACTACTTAAAGAACAGGTCATTGAGATCATCTCAAAATGGCCGCCTGCGCCGCCAGATCGTAAGACTGCGATGGAGGTTGTTTGCTACGCGCTTGGAGACGTAAACATACATCTTCGCCGTCGTAATGAACAGACCAAGCTCCTTGCGCGATTGCTGCTGCAATATGGGCGCCCAAGGTACAGTTGTTTCCGAGGCATACTACCGAATGGTGGCCCTTGCACATGCGCTGTATGCTATGCCATTGCTGAAATTGAGAAGGATATGCCGAAGTTACTGGCCGACATACTGTGAGGACGACATGAAACATATCAATAAGATCCGCTACCCCTCCCACATCCTTGAGGTGTACAGGAGTCCAGAGTCACAGGAGTGGTACTTCCGCTTCACGCATGTTAACCACAACATCACTGGTCGGCCAAGCGAGGGCTACAAGAAGCGCAGTATGGCATTGAGCAACCTCATGATCATGCATGGCGTTGTAGTGTCGCCGAAGTTGCTGCCCAAGCGCGGCGGATTCAGCGCGCAGGTAAACTTGCTCGGTAAGGTGCGCGTTACCATATGATCAAGGTGTGTGATGGAAGCTCCTGGTAAGTACAGCAATGGGCTGATCCAGGCACGCTTCGTGAATACGATGCTGTGGATTGGCCTTCGCCAAGCGTGGCACAAAGCATATGGTAGCGCTGAAGGCTGCAAGCGCAAGCCTCGCAAGGACGGCAGAAGGGCATACTGGATGCGCGGCCCGAGCGGGTGCAACTGATGGGTGCATTACAAATGGAGCGGAAGCACCAATGCAAACGATGCGGCAAGCGCTTCGTGTTTGAGGCAAACCTTGATCGCCATGAGGTTGGCGGCCTTTGGTGCTTGGCATGGCTACAGGATGAGCCAATCATTGATCTGACGAAGAGTAAGAAGCCTGACTGATCGTCGCCCAAAGATTAAGTGCGTGCGAGGCAACTGGTTCGCCATATACCAGGACGGGCGTCTGCGCGACAGAACTGCACAAGAGAACATATGGAATGTGCAAGCAAATGGCTACTGTGACATGATGAACAACCGAGCAAAGATGCGGGTGGGTAGCCAGTCGTCGCGCGTCGAGATATGAGTGACATTCCTCCAACCAGCCCGGCGAACTATCTACAGCCTGGTGAATGGCGTTGGTATTGCCCTCATATGCGCGGCAGACTACCTTGCGGCTGGGCAGCTGAGATATGCGCATCTGGCGCTGCTGCAATGGGCTGCATGAGATGCGGAGGCCCACTCAGATGTGCAGCAGTCACGCTTGACGGCACGCGAAAAGATGAGCCATACGTTTCGAGCTGACCGACGACGCTTTACTTGCCCTCGCGGCGCGGTCATAATATAGCGTAGTTCATAAGGAGAGCGCTATGGCTGAGGAAACAACTGCTCCGAAGGCTGATCTCAATGTGGGTGACCTGATCCGGGTCAACTGGTCCAATGGCCACGGCTATTCGATCTATGAGATCATTGATGATCCCAACGCAGGGCCGCACCATATCTCGCTCGTGGGCGAGTATGAAATGGGTGAGGCTGTGCCACAGTTCATGAGGCAACCAGGATGAAGATCCGATTCGTCATCTTCGTCGAGGTGCCCGCGCCGCAGCGCTGGCCGGTGCTTGACGTTCAGGAATGGCCTTTGACGCGTATGAATGAGGCAGTCAAAGCGCTCATACGCACGCATGGGCTCACCAAGACCGCCAGTGGCATGACCAACTCTGAAGGTAAGCGAGTAAGGGTTGAGCTTGAACTTCCAGGAGATGGTGATGGCTAACAAGATACCTCAGATCATACAAACTCCTCGCGCTTCCATTAGCACAGAGCGCGCACTCAAGCAGATCAAAGAGCACCTGGAAACATTCCACGGCATAACGCACTTTGAATCATCGCGGGCTTCAGTTGAGGCGTCGATTGACGATGTTGATACAATGTTGGAGGCAATTGATCGTGGCTGACAAAGTACTGCGTGCCTTGCTCAAAGAGGCGATCAAGATAATCCACTGCCATTGCAGGAACCTACATAAGGACTGGTTAATGCGAGCGCGGGAGGCTTTGAAGAACGATGCGTGACTACACATTTAATGGCGTGCCAGTATCGCAGATGCCCACAGTCAAGATCATTGAACTCATCAACGATGGCGGCGTCCACATAAACAATGATGGTGGCCTTGGCGCCAGGAAGGCGGAGGAGCTTGTAATGATCCGCTTGCGACTTGAACTAGCGATGAGGATGGGTGTCGGAGCATCGCACATCGAGAGCTGACCCAAGGGCCGCGTGTTTGCACCTATATACGCGCCTAACGCGCCCGGACTTCGGGCTGCAGCCTACAATTTCGTGTGGCTATTGACGGCAATCCAAAGGGCATTTACTTACGGTGCGTAGGGGCGCATACTTGGGCTGTACTGTTAACTAACAACGCCCAATACCGGGCAAAGGACTGACTATGACAAAGCAACTGATTGTTGGCGGCGCTTCCCTGATCGAACTGGCTATCGCGAACAAGCCAGTGGGTGGCGCAATGCCCGGCTCAAAGCCGATGGAAGGCGAGTTGATGTCGCGTGAGTCGCGCTATGAAGGCGAACTCGTGGGTATGACCGATGACGAGATCAAGGCAAAGGCACCAGCTGTATTCGGCCGGCAGCACTCGTCGCTCAGTGACGCGTACGCATTCGTGAGGACAGGAAACATTGTCAGACAAATGAGGGCGCTGGGCTATGCGGTTCAATCGGTCAAGCAGACCAATCCGCGCAAGCGTGATGCCTCAACGGTGCGGCATTCGGTCACGATGTGCCTCGCTCGCGACCTGAGCAAGCTGGGCAAGGAGCTGATCGGAAGGCCCACTGTCACGCTGATCAATAGCAACAACGGGCGCAGCAAGTTCCGCTGGATGCAGGGATACTTCAGGCTCGCTTGCTCCAACGGCCTGATCATCGGCGAGATCACAGCGTCGGCGGCCCTGATCCATCGGGCTGGCGAGATCGCCCAGCTGAACGAGGTGCTAAAGCAGATCACCGAACGACAGCAGAAGGCGAATGAGGTCATCGGCCGATGGGGCCAGATCATACTGCCCAAGGCAAGCCAACACCACCTCGCCCTCGAGATGGCCAAGCTCCGCTTCGGTGTGACAGCGGGCAAGTATGACCTTGATTCCGCGCTGATCGTGCGTCGGCCCGAGGATGAAGGTGATGACCTCTGGACGGTGTTCAACCGACTTCAGGAGTCGTATGTACGAGGTGGCGTCTCTTACATGGGCAATGGTGGGGACGTCAGGATGAGCCGCGCAATTGATGGCGTGGTAGCTGACACGTCCTTCAACCTCGCAGCCTGGGGTGTTGCCGAGAAGGTGGCCAAAACGGTCACTGGTGAAGGCAACGCTGTGTCGGTGAACTAAGTGGCTGGTGGTACCACCGGAATCGAGAAGCTCATGGGCGCGATTGAGGTCATACAAGAAGGCTTGCGCGTCCTGGGCTATCCCGACCGGATCAGCGTTGATGAGGTCCTCGTGCCTGAGCAATGCGCTACTGTCACAATGGCTGGCGACATCTACCATGTACAAGTGACCAAGCTGGCCAAGGAGCTGACCGACTTGGGCAATGGGTGGAAAGGCAAGCCTGGTTCAACTGACGGCAATAAGGACGTGCTCGCGCTGTTGGATGAGAAACAGCGTGGTATGCCAATGTTCACCAGGCAGGGATGTGTGCAGAGAGCCGGTGATCGCGCGTCGAGACCTGATCCTGTCAATCTGCCCAGCTATCGTGACATCGCCAAGATGGGCTCGCTGGTTGGCGTGGGCGGCAAGGCTCTGACTGAGATACTTGACGAGCTTGAATGGCTGCGTAGGCAGTATGTATTCATGAGCGGAAGAGAGTATCCAACCAGCTGAGCCGCGTGATCCGAAGGCAGTTGGTGTAGATGCCCTGGTGTGAACTGGGGCATTTGCACATTCAAGAGCTATCAGGAGCGTGGCGGAGCGGGGAGGTCAGCGCTCCTCATAGCTCGACGCTCGTTCACCAAGGAGGGGCAAGAGTGCTAAGAGGGCCGAGTTTAGACTTCATTTGAGAGCGGGGAGAGGTCTGGGAGGGCCGAGATTATGGCGGCAGTTGTCTCGCTAGGAGGGCTGAGTTTGTGTGGATGGGCGGCGCACGTCTATTGGCCCTCCGTTTCGGCCCTCTTGGGTGCCGCGGGTGTAAGTCCTTGATTTAATAGCCCTGATCTATGTCGTAGAGGGCCGAGAGGTCGAAGAGGTAGGAGGAAGACTAACCCACGGGCGGCGTAACAGGGGCCGGGCTAAAACCGTCGGCCCTCGGCCCTCCCCGGCCCTCGGGTCAAAGCCACGTTGAACGGCTCGCAACCATCATCTTTCGTCGAAACAACCTCAGCCATAGACCATATTATACCCTGAACGCACTGACGAACTTGCGGCATTTCCCGGGCAAGTGTGACCAGATGGCTCCGCAATCCCGGTGTGCGTTACGATTCAATTTGAGGCATTCAGCGACCATCCTCGATCATCGTTCGACGACCGACGAGCTTTGAGGTGCGCGCATTGGGCCACCATGGGCGGGCGCGGCCCTAGCTAGGCCATAGGCTTAAAACGCTGTATAACGCTGCCTCAGGTCGCCTCAGCAGGAAACGGCGCTACCTGGTACCCTAGGAAGGGGTAGGCTATCAGTTGCTAATAGGTCGCCGGGCGCGGCTAGGCGAAAGGCGCCATAGTGCCCACGTATAGGCTGACTCAGCAGGGTTTATGGCTAGGCGATAGGGTAGTAGCGGGCGCAACGGCCCTGCTATTAAATGACGCGTTAAGTTAAATGAGCGCGCACTAAAAAGGGGCGCCACGGGCACGCCCCAAATCAGTTCGTTTTACTTAACGGGTGCGCCCTGATAAGTAAACTCATGGCCCTCAATAACCAGCTTGGTACCGACGGCCGCACCCTTCAGTACGGTACGCACCTGGCTACCTTTGTAGCCTGCCAGACCTGCGGCGTCCAGCGCCTTGCGCGGGCTATCATAGGTCACGCCCTTATACGCCACCGTGTAGCGCGTAACCTGTCGCTTGGGCTTGAGGGTAATGACGGTTGGGGTAGCGTCAACGGGCGCGGCTTCAGGGGCCACGGACTCAGGGGCGGACCGGCCAGCTTTACGATTTTTCATAAGTCACCTTTACGTTAGGCTAGCTGGTATTAGCTAGCTGACCCCCATTATACGCCGTTATGGCGGGTTAGGGCGATGATTTAACTTAACGACTCCAAATATATTTATTATTCAAAACCCCTTTACTTCAGCGCGTTAGTATAGTAGGCGCGAGCGGGCGCGTACCTATTACGAAACGCAGCGTATCGTTATCGCCGTTCGTCGCTCCTGTTTCGATACGAGGCGTATCGTATTGCAATGTGAAGGGCGCATGTGTGGTCGGTGGAGGATGGTCGCCCCCTTTGAGATTCCAGCTGCGGGTCCCTTTTGGATCTCGTCCTACGAGGACACACTCCACACTGTCAAAGTCCGATTCACTTCTAGAGAATACACACAACCATCAATCGCCGGCATGCCAGTCTGCATTCACCATTCTGGATCGATCTTCCTGTCGATCCAGTCCGATAGGTTCCATCATCGCTCCGCGACCATGAACCCCTTTACTTCTGCATCCGCCCCACTTTATACTCAATGTCTAGACGACTCATAATCCAAGTTTCCACCTTCAGAGAATATGCTGATGTGAACCAGAGACCTAGTTCGATTGATACGCTCACACAGGACGAAGTAGCGCAGCTGGCATATGCCGCCGACGTGACTCCTGATGAAGTGCGGGCTTTCGAAGCGGCAGTCAAGGACAAGATGATCAGGTGCGGCTTCTCACGAATTGAGCGCACTGAGCTGTACCTCAAGGTGCAGCGGGCTGTTCGAGACTTTCAGAAGGAGATGGCCGTTCAAGCGGCTGTCGCGGCATTTCAGAGGAGCCAGGCTCCAGGAGCAGGTTAATGGCCCGACCAGGTGGTCCAGCCAGACGAGCAGGCGGCGCCATGAGAGCTGCTGCCAAGGCAAACCTGCCGAACTCGTCAGCCAAAGAGATTTCAGAAGTCCTCCAGGCTGCTTCGCTCCGCATCCTTCCGCAAGTCGCAGGATGGCTTGAGGCTGGTGCAGAGGCAGATCCAATTCGTGCGGCATCGGTCGCTCTCCAACTCGCAGAGTTCCATGTGCCAAAGCTATCCCGGTCAGAGGTTGGCTTGGACGATCCCACTCGACAGGCGTTGGACGTAGAGTCTCGACGCGCATTGCTTGCACAGGTACTTTCATCCATCTCGCCGGCACCTACACCAACCGCAGCACAGAAGGCTTAATGATGTGCTCCTATCTCCTGAAGCACTTGAGCTCCTCGATAAGAGGATCAGGCACGCTCAGCAGATCGCGAAGGACGACATCCTATGCCAGGCTGCGCGTGAGGCTGGTGTGACGATGAGAATGATGGAAGAGGAATTTCTGATATGGAAAGCCGACCGGCTTTTCTCGCACAAGGAGCTATGACAATGAGCCCATTTCCATTCAAGATCATCCTGCTTGTCGCAGCTTTGATCTTCTTCTTCCTCGAGACGATCAAGACGCCCAGCACGAAGTTCCAGCTTGGCTGGGCCGGAATGCTGTGCCTGACCGCCGCATTCTTCTTCGTCAAGTAGTGTGCAGTGGTCTGACTTCACGCAGCTGCTCACGGCGGTTGCGGCGCTGACTGCCGCGATCGGGACTGCCATCAATGGATACAATGGCCGGAGCAGCAGGAAGCGGATCGAGGACAAGATGGAGGTCGTGCACCAGGCGACAAACGGAATGTCCGAGAAGCTTCAGACCATCTCCAAGGCACAGGGTTTTGCCGAAGGAACTGCAGTCGGCAAGATTGAGGGAAGGGCCAGCGAAGTTGCAGATGAGAAGGCCCGCAAAGATTCACTTTAGTAACCAAAGGATTCGCCATGACCGCCAAGATCCAGACCACCAAGTTCTTCTCCAGCCAAGAGCCGAGAGTCTATCCCGCACCTGCACGCCAGTTGCAGGTTGGCGACGAGTGGATCAACGGTGACGTGACCAAGACCTGGAACGGGACCGCATGGGCCGAGAAGTCCGCTGAGAAGCAGGACGACAAGAAGGAAGCTGCAACGAAGCTCGGCATCGGCAAGAAGTTAAGCTGACGATGGATGTCGGCCAGTGAAGACGAGATCCGGCAGACACTCGAGCAGCTCGACGAGTATGAACTCGCACTGCTCGAGGCGCGCATTGCATGGAAGCGCACAGCACGCGTCAAGCAGCTCCCACCAGACCAGTGGCCAGTAGACTTCCTCTTCAATGGAGTCAAAGGGCCGCGCGACTGGCGCGTCTGGGGAATAAGATCTGGTCGTGGCTTCGGGAAAACACGCAGTGCCGCTGAGTGGCTCTGGCCCGAAGCATGCAACGATCCAGGCTCCTACAGCTTTGTCATTGCACCGACATTCTCTGACGTACAACACACATGCTTTGAGGGCGACTCCGGGCTGCTGCGATGCATTCCTGAAGAGCTGATCCTCGACTACAACAAGACGAACACGATCGCTCTGGTGTGGACCGGTGAGGAGCCGTCACAGATCCGCGGCTTTGCCGCAGACAGCCCAGAGCGTCTTCGTGGTCCAAACAGCCACAGGGTCTGGGCCGACGAGGTCGCATCATGGACCTATCCGGAAGACACATGGTCGAATATGCAATTCGGATTGCGCCTCGGTCGTGGACCAAAGATCTGTTGGACAGGAACACTCAAGCCCAAAGCATTCGTGCGTCGTCTGGTTGAAGACAAGTCGCCGATGACGTATGTTGTGCAGGGATCGACGGATGACAACGTCGAGAACCTTGCACCTGAGTTCTACGAGAACATCGCGAAGTATCGCGGAACTGCGTTGGGCCGCCAGGAGCTTGAGGGCGAGCTGCTCAATCCAGAAGAAGCTGGCATCGTCAAGCGATCGCAGTTCCAGATCTGGCCGATCGGAAAGCGCATCCCTCAGTTCGACTTCATCGTCTACTCTCTTGACACAGCATACACAGAGAAGACCTTCGACAAGAAGGAGATGAAGGCCGATCCTACAGCATGTTCCGTGTGGGGTCTGTTCAGGCAGGAAGAGCGCGGCATCTACACGCAGAACGTCATGCTGCTCGACTCATGGGACGACCACCTTGGTATTCCGCAGCTGATTGCGAAGGTGATCAAGGAGAAGTCGTTCCATTATGGTGCCTCGACGCGCATGGATGGATACGGGACGATCCTCCAACCTTCACGCGCACTACCAGGCACAGGACGCAAGTCCGACATAATCATCATCGAGGAGAAGGGATCAGGAATCAGCCTCCGCCAGGCATTGGCTGCATCCCAGATCCTAACCCACCCTTATAACCCGAAGCGTGCAGACAAACTGGCGCGCTTGCACGCTGTGACGCCCATGTTCGCGCATGGTCGTGTGTATGTGCCGGAGTCTGAAGCCAACAGAGGACACCCGAAGAGCTGGGCCGATCCGCTGATCACTCAGGTATGTTCGTACGTTGGTCCTGGATCGACGGACCATGACGACTATGTTGACTCCACTTCCCAGGCGCTGCGATACTTCATGGATAACCTGCGAATGGACTTCAGCCCGAAGCAGATCAAGAGCTACACTGATCGTGAACGCGACGACAAGCTTGAGGAAGTCAAGAACAGAAGCAGCAATCCATATGGTTGACTGTGCTGACGAGCTCGATAAATTCCTCTTTACCTATCATTTGTTACGAGGTAGGATTACGAATATGGCATCAGACACACGACTCTCGGCAGGCCGCTATCCACCTGGCCAAGCCCCTCGGATCACACCTGAGATGATCCGCCAAGAAATTGCCGGCACTGAGTTCATCGTACGTGGCAAATACACTCTGTGTTTGCTGACCTTGCGTAATGGTACGATCGTTTCTGGCGAATCTTCATGCGTCTACCCTGAGAATTACGATCAGGCGAAGGGCGAGGAGATTGCGTACAAGAACGCAGAGAACAAGGTGTATTCGCTTGAGGGCTATGCCCTTGCAGAGAAGAGATACACAGAAGAAAAGCGCAGCGAAGACGAAACCTGAGCAGGTAGCCTATCGTGCCAATCACAGACCTTCCAGGTGCTCCAGATGATCCGCGCAAGGCCGAGGCCGAAGCAGCTGGTGCAGAAGATGCTGGCGTGGTCGAGGAGCTTGAGCCTGTATCACCAACTCCTGGTGATGCTGTTGACACCGACGATGGCGGCGCGATCATCACTCTGTCAGAGGATGATGCAAATCAGCAGCCGAAGCCTGACTTCTATGCCAACTTGCTTGGCACTGATCTTCTGCCGCTCACTGATGCAAAGGCCATCACCGTTGAACTTATCGATCTCCTACATGACGACAAGGAGTCACGGAAAGAGTTCGACAACATGTATGCTGACGGCATCAAGCGAACCGGCCTCGGCAAGGATGCGCCTGGTGGAGCCGAGTTTGATGGTGCATCGAAAGTTGTGCACCCAATGCTGTCGAAGGCCGCGATCGAGTATGCATCGCGCGCAATGGGAGAGCTGTTCCCCGGTGGTGGACAAGTCGTTCGCGATTATGTGCCTGAGGGCGATGATGGCGATGTAGATGCGAAGAGAATTGAGAAGGCTGCGCGCCTCACTCGATTCTACAACTGGCAGCTCGTTCACTATGTGCCTGAGTTCCGCCTCGAAATGGAGAAGCTGCTTACACAGACGCCGCTCTCCGGTTCGCAGTTCCTGTTCTGGTGTTGGGACCCCAGGCTTGCTCGCCCAAAGCCCACCTATTGGCCAACTGACAATGTCTGGTTCCCATATGGCGCAGCCTCCGCGAACACAGCAGAGCGTCTGACGCTGGTCGAGGAGATCAGCGACACTGAATTCAAGCGACGAGTGCGCTCCGGCGAGTACTCTGCTGAAGCGCCGCTGACCGGCGACATGATCAACACAGAGCAGTCGGAGGCCTCGAAAGCCACTGACAAGGCTCAGGGTGTCGAGAAGGCATTCATGGCCACCAGGATGGGGTACCACCTCATCGCTCGCACCTATTGCAACCTCGAGTTCGAGAACGGGGAAGAGCTGCCATACTGCATCGTCACTGACCTGACGAATGACGTGCCGCTATCAGTTGTTCGAAACTGGGAGCAGAACGACCCCAAGAAATTGAAGATGGACTGGACCAACGAGATCCCGTTCCTGCCATGGCGCGGCGCGTTGACACTGGGTCTTGTGCAGTTCATCTCGAGTCTGGCTGGCGGCGCCACCGGAGCGATCCGTGCACTGCTGGATTCTGCACACATCAACAATTTCCCCGCCCTGATGAAGCTGAAGGGCGCAAATTTCCCAGGTCAGACGCAATCTGTGGGTGCAACAGGCATCACCGACATCGAGGGTGGTGTTGCTGGCAACGACGACATCAGAAAACTCGTCATGCCGTTCCCGTACAACCCACCGTCGAACACTTTGGTCACCCTGCTGGGCATTCTCAACGAGTATGGCTCAGATTTCGTCCAGACGAGCATCAAAAATCTCGCAGATGGCCATCGAGACATGCCGGTTGGCACGACTCTGGCGCTGATCGAGCAGGGACTCAAGACTCTTTCTGGAATTCATGGCCGTTTGCACGCTGCGATGGCCAACGTCCTCAAGACTGTACACCGAATCAACCGGATGTACATCGAAGACGACGAAATCAAGAACGAAGTTGGCGTTTTGCTGGCTCGCCGCGACGACTTCCAGGGTCCGATGGACGTCATTCCGGTCAGCGACCCGGAGGTTTTCAGCGACATTCAGCGTTTTGCGCAGATGCAGCTGATTGCAGATCGTGCGGCTGTCAAGCCCGACCTGTACAACCAGCGCAAAGTCGAGGAAATGATCCTCAAGCGCAGCAAAATCCCGAATGCCGACAAACTTCTCGTCGCAGATCCAGAGCCGACGGAGCAGAATGCAGTCACCGAGAACATCCGGATGTCGATGGGACAGCCTGCTGCTGTTTATCCACATCAAGATCATCTTGCGCACATCCAAGTGGTCATGGACTTTCTTAGAGACCCGAATCTTGGCAGCAATCCGCTGATTGCGCCGAAGTTTCTGCCACTCGCTTTCCAGCATTTGGCTGATCACATCGTTATGTGGTATGCCTCCGAATTTGAGAAGGTCATGGCACCTTCCCTTCAGGATCAGGATGGTGTCATCAACATTCAGGACGCATGGGAAGAGAAGGACGCTGCTGTTCGTGCCGAGCTCGACAAGATGTTCGCGAACGCCTCTGGAAGAATCGTCGCCAAGACGAACTCAATGTTTGCCCAGATTCCGCCAATCATCCAAGTCGCTCAGCAACTTTTGTCTCAGGTTATGCCGCAGCCGCAGGCAACGCCAGACAAGATGGTCGATGCGAACATGGAAAAGCAGAAGATGGAGTTCGAGAAGCAGATGACGCAGATCAAGGAGGCCAACAAGGCTCAGATCGCGGAAGCTCAGAATCAGACCAAGCTGATGATCGCCAATATGGAGGCTCAGCTGACTGCTTTGACCGATCGATATACTGCGATGAACAATGGCAATCTGAAAGGTGGGTGACAAGTGAGCGAACAGGTGCAAATGGACTTCAGCGACGCCCTCCGGAGCCTCAAGCTTGGTGCGCGCATCGCCCGTTCCGGTTGGAATAGCAAAGGAATGTGGCTCACACTGTCGCCTGGTGGCGAAGTGGACTCCGACAAGCTCTGGGCTCCAGCGAACAAGGCGTTTGCCATCCAGAATGGCGGCTCAGCCAGAGTTCTGCCATACATCACCATGAAGACCGCAGATAACTGCATCGTGCCGTGGCTTGCGTCGCAGACTGACGTTCTCGCCGCCGACTGGGTCATCGTAGAATGAGCGACCGTCGCCTGCCTGGCAAGATTGACCACACATTCGTTCAACGGATGGCAATTCGTTTCGCTGTGTATCATTCATTGCGCAGCGGACTTTGGTGGGAATGTCGGAAACAGATCAACGGAGGACAGTGACATGGCAAACAAAGACAAGGGTGGCGGAAACAACCTGACGCGCCAGCACCATCAGATGGCAACCGGCAACATGCATGTCGGCTTTGCCAAGGGTGGAGCAGTCAAATCCGGTTCATTCCCGAAGGGAGCCAAGGTGGCTCCAAAGCGCAAGTGAGGTGAGGCTCATTTCGGTCGAGAAGCTTCTGGCTCGACTTCAGAAGCAGCGACTAGAATTTGACTCCAATGCGCTTGGCACTGCAGACGCTCAAAATGCAGCTTTCGAGTACGGTTTGAAGGTCGGACAACATCGCGGCATGCTTGCCGCAGAACAGCAGCTTGAACAGTTGCTAAAGGAAGAAGATGATGGAAAGCGTTCAGAGAGGCCAGATCCTGGTCCCACTCGCGCCTATGGGTAGTGGTTACAACTCGATCGAGGAGGCATTTCCTCCTGCAGATCCAAACTACAAGCCAGTCGGTGCCAAGGTTCTGGTTCAGATTCGCACGCCGAAGAAGAAGTCTGCCGGCGGCATCGTCCTGCTCGAAGAGACGCAGGAAACTGACAAGTGGAACACGCAGGTCGGCAAGGTCATCGCGATCGGACCTGTTGCGTTCAAGAATCGTGTCACCCTCGAGTCGTGGCCCGAAGGTGATTGGGTCAAGCCAGGCCAGTTCGCTCGCGTGCCCAAATATGGCGGCGACCGTTGGCACATCCCTCTGAATCCTGGTGACCCGAACACAGAGTATGCCCTGTTCGCCGTTTGGCGAGATCTGGACATCTGTGGTGAAGTACCAGACCCTCTGGCCGTTATTGCATATATCTAGTCCTTTACTTCACATCTGAGGTAGGTTAGGATACGAGTAATCAGAGCCGACCAACAGTTGGCAAAGGTGGTTTTGTGGCGGATACCAAAGACAAGGCGGATGACCAGGAAGAACTGGTTGCAGTAGAAGGCGCAGAAGACGCCGACGCTGTCGCGCCTGGCGAAGAAACGGCCGACTCAAAAGGTGAGTCGAAGGACAAGAAGGGCGAGAAGGATGACTCGAATGAGGAGTCCGACGAGCCTGATGATCCTGATGAACCTGATGAGCCTGAAGAGGCTGCCGCCAAAGACGGCGATGCCCGCGTCGCAACTGACGAAGACGCCGACAACACCGACGCCAGATCAAAGCGCAAGGAGACTGCCAAAGAGCGTCGACAGCGCCAAAAGAAGCGTATTGAAGCTCGCGAGAGAGAACTCAATCTCTACAAGGCTCGGAACGAAGAGCTCGAGCGCCGCTTCTCCACTCTCGAGGCCCGACAGTCTCGTGGAGAGCAGATCACAATTGGTCAGGCCATCACCACTGTTGAGGGTCAGATCGCCGAGGCGAGGCGCCTCGAGGCTGAGGCCATCAAGGCCCAGGACGGCGAGACTGCCGTTGAAGCTCGCGAAGTTCGCGAAGCCCTCGAAGGAAAGCGTGATCGTCTTGTCGCAGCCAAGGAGCGGGTTGCAAAGACCACCAGCGGAACCCGCACTCCTCCCCCAGAGATGCGTCAAGCCCTGAGCTGGATTGACAAGAACAAGGACTGGTACGATCCGAAAGGAGGCAATGAAGAGAGCGCCATCGCCTCGGCGATCGAAGACCGCTTGACTCGCGAAGGCAAGCTTGATCCGGCCAGCGCTGAATTCTGGCAAGAGCTCGATCGTCGCCTCATCAAGCGCGGCATCAAGAAGGGCAAAGTCTCAGACGAAGAGTCTGAGGAAGGCGAGTTCGAGGAGCTCGACGAGAAGGACGAGAAGCCAGGCAAGGGCGCGAAGTCCAATGGAAATGGCCATGACAAGTCCAACGGCAAATCCAATGGGAAGGGCAATGGAGGCCCCAAAGTCACAGTCGGCGGCGAGAAACGCTCCTTGAAGGCCAACGAGGTCTACATTGACCCAGGCCGCAAGCAAGCGATGATCGAAGCTGGCGTCTGGGACGACCCGAAGCAGCGACAGGAAATGCTCCGTCGCTACCACCAATTTGATCGTGACGCTCGTGCGTCGCGCTAACTGACGTCTGTAAGGAGACGACAATGACAGCTGTAAAAACCCCTTCCCAGCCAGTGTCAAAGCAGGCTGAACTCCGTGGCGACGAGAAAGACGTCCGTAGCGAGTCTGGAGATGTGCGTGCTGACCGAGAGGACAGCGATCGGCCAATCTCAGAGGACCCCGAGCTATCGGACTCTGTGCGCCTGGAAATGCTTCGCGGAGGCGGACAAGCAATCCTTCCTGACATCCCGCAGATCGACGGCTACCATGTTTGCTGGCTATCGACCACCAACGGAAGCGACCCGATTCATCGGCGCATGCAGCTGGGTTACTCGCCTATTAAGGCAAGTGACATCCCCGGCTTCGCACACGCAGGTTTGAAGTCTGGCGAATTCCAAGGGTGCGTCTCAGTCAACGAGATGATCGCCTTCAAGATTCCGCTGCGCCTTTACAACGAATACATGAAGGAGATGCATTACCGCGCTCCGAATCGTGAAGAGGAAGCAGTGAATTCGATCTACGACGATGCAATAGCACAGGCAGCGCGGATCAATGATCGCGCGCAGACTCTGCTCACCGAGGAAGGTCGCGTTCGCCAGAATATGAATATTCCCGAACCAAACTTCGTGTAGCACGCAGCCAACAGCGCGTGCCCGAGACTGGTGAGGGCGTGACAACTTTGGGATTCAGGAGAATGACATGAGTGCAACTGCAGCACCATTCGGCCTGCAACCTGCCTATCATCCGTCCGGTGTGATCCGTCCGGACAAGGGCACGATTGCCAGCGCCTACGGTGCGAACATCTACCAGGGCTCACCTGTTGCCTATGTGGCCACAGGCGGCATCGCTCTCGCTGCGGCGGGTGCGAAGGCTGCCGGTGTGTTCCAGGGCTGCGAGTATCAGCCCGGCGGCCAGCTGCCGCGTGTGGTATCGAACTACTGGCCGAGTGGCACGGTTGCGACGAAGATCGTCGCGTACCTCACCACGGATCCGGAGATCGTGTACCAGGTCCAGGCGAATGCGACCATGGCGGTTACCACCGTCGGACGCACCTACGACTGGTCCACGAACGCGACCGGCAACGGCGACACTGCCACAGGAAACAGCACCGTCTCACTGGACGTGGCTTCTCTTTCCGCTGGTGGTGCGGGTCTCATTGTTCTCGGCGTCCTCGAAGGGCCGGACAATGATTGGGGCGACACCTATCCTGTCGTGTTGGTGAAGATTGCTGAGCCGCAGTTTGGCGCGGCCATCATTCCTGTTTACTAAGGGAGACAGCGAACATGGCAGTCCCAATGCGTTCTACGCAATTCCGCTCGATCGTTGAGCCAATTCTCAATCACGTCTTCGACGGCGTGTACGAGCAGCGCAAAGACGAGTGGAAGCAGCTCTTCAAGCAGATCCAGGGCACTCCTCGGAACTATCACGAGGTTCCGGTCCTGGCAGGCTTCGGCGCTGCACCGCGCATCCCCGACGGCAAGCCCGTTACCTACCAACAGTCGCAGACGCTCTTCATCAAGCGTTTCGTATACGAGGTGTATGGCACGGCATTCGCCATGACCAAGATCCTCGTGGACGACGGCGACCACATCAAGATCGGCTCCATCTACTCGAAGCAGCTGGCACAGGCGCTGGTCGAGACGAAGGAAACGCTGACTGCAAACGTCCTGAATCGCGCATTCACCGCTGGCTATGAAGGCGGCGACGGCGTGACCCTGGGCAGTGCAGTTCACCCGATCGTCGGCGGAACCTTCAGCAATATCCTGGCAACGCCCGCGGCACTGTCGCAGACGAGCTTGGAGCAGATGCTGACGCAGATCACGCTGGCCGTTGACAACAACGGCAAGAAGATCCGCCTGGAGAAGGAGAAGCTCTTCGTTGCAGCGTCCAATGAGCTGCAGGCCGAAGTGCTCCTGAAGTCCGTGCTCCGGACTGGTGTCGCGAACAACGACATCAACCCGATCAAGAGCAAGGGCCTCCTGAGTGGTGGCGCCGCGCTGATCTCGCGTATCACCTCCCAGACGCTCTGGGGCGTGCAGACCTCCGCAATGGAAGGCCTGCAGCTGGTGATGCGTACGGCCCTGGCAAAGCGAATGGAGGGTGACTTCGAAACCAACTCCATGCGCTACGCCGCCGATGAGCGCTACGATGTGGGCTGGGTTGATCCGCGCTGCGTGTGGATCACCCCCGGTCTGTGACCTGACAAGCCTACTGACCTGATTTATCAGTAGGAACTCCCGCCCCTCCGGGATGAAAACCGGAGGGGTTGGAATCGGATGAAAACGATTGACATCAACAGGAGTAAATGACCATGGCTCTCAATTCCACTTCCGTGAATCGCTATCCTGCTGGTCTTAGTGACCAGGCCGAGGACACGATCTTCAGTTCAGCGCCCTTCCCAACCAAGGGGCTCGTGAACTTCTACCAGTACTACAACGACTTCATGGCCTATCTGGCCGGTGACTGGACCATCACGAATGCCAACGGCGGCACCCTCGCACTGCGAGACGAAGCCGGTGGTGTGTTGCGCGTCACGAATGGCGCGACTGCTGCATGGCTCGTCTCTGCGCAGAAGGTCGGAAACGCATTCCTTCCTGTCGTCGGCAAGCGATTCTTCGGTCGAATCAAGATCCGCACCGACGACGTCATCAATGGCGCGATCCTGGCCGGTCTGGCACTGACGGACACCACGCCGTTGGACGCAACCGATGGCATCTTCATCATCAAGGCTGACGCCGCAGCTGCTGTCCTCCTCACCGTAGCGAATGCCGCGACGGCGGGCAATCGCGAGACTCTGGCGCTCGGCAGCATGGTTAACGACACGTTCTTCACCGTGGACCTGTTCTACGATGGAGGCGATCGCCTGTATGCAGCAGTCAACGGCGCCATGATCGGCTATCTGACCTACAGCACGACTTATGTGCCTGACGTCGCCGTGACGCCAACGTTCTTCCGCAGCAACGGCGCTGCTGGAGCCTCTGAAATTCTGGACATCGACACCCTCTGGTTCGCCCAGGAGCGGTAAACATCTGGCGCTAGGATCGCCCGGTTGTGAGCCGGGCATTCTATGGAGTACTGACATGCGACCAATTCGAATCTCTCGAGCCCTCCTTGCTGCAGATCCAGACGGCATTGCTCTTGCACAGCAGCTCGTCGGCGCAGGAAACCTCACGCTGAACGGCGCATTCGTGGCCGGCGGCACCGCGTATCTCACTGCGCAGCGAAGGGTTGGCTTGACTTCCGCAGGCAATCTGTCTGCAGTCAACTACACGGTGTATGGCACGAATGAAGCCGGCATCGTCATCAGCGAGACGCTCGCAGGACCGAATGCGAATACAGTCTCGACGACGCTTGACTTCTTCACTGTCACGCGTATCGCTGCTTCCGCAGCCAATGCCACCGACATCACTGCAGGAACCACTGACGTTGGCGCTTCTCTGCCGATTCCTCTGGATTACCTGATCTCTCCTTTCCAGGTAACTGCAGCACTCGAAATCCAGTCCGGAGCTGTGAATGCTACACTGCAGTACACACTGGACAACATCTTTGAGCCAGGACCCATCGTCTGGTTCAATGACACGATCCTTGTCGGTGTCGCTGTCAACACTGTGACGTCCTATGTCTCGCCAGTTCGCGCTTGCCGCCTGGTGACCAATAGCGGCACAGGCGCTGCAGTCCTTCAACTCATCCAGGCAGGTACAGGACTATGAAGCATCTGATCGCAAAACTTTCGCTCATAACGCTTGGAGTTATTGGCGCGATTGCCATTACAAGCTATGCGCAGGTGAATCCACCGACGCAAGTTCAGCCTGGTGGATCTGCATTCTCAACGCAGTACAAGAATGGCACGTCCTTCGGCGGCACTGGACCAGGCACTTCTGGTCATGTTCTCACATCAAATGGCGCCGCGTCGGCTCCGACATTCCAGGCGCTGCCGGCAAGCGGCGTCACGAGCGTCGGCTTGACAATGCCAACTGGCTTCTCGGTTTCCAATTCGCCGATTACCTCAAGTGGCACTTTGGCGGTTACGACAACTCTGAACGGCCCATTGCGAGGAAACGGCTCGGCATTTACCACCGGCAATCTCAATCTCGCTTCTGAAGTCACCGGCAATCTCTCGCCAAACAATCTCAACTCTGGCACTTCGGCCAGCAGCAGTACCTTCTGGCGCGGCGACGGGACGTGGGCAGCTCCAACTGCTTCGCTGGGTAATACCACCACTGTCGGTGATGGAACAGCTAATACCATCATCCGAGGTCCGCAGTCTTATGCCACAGCAGGTGGTTTGACTATCCAAGGTGGCGTCTCCTCTGGCGGACAGGGCGCATTCGCTCGCTTGCAGGGTGCCAACTCAACTTCTGGCAATTTGGCCGGTGGTGATGCTTCTATGTTGGGTGGTGCTGGATTCGGCACTGGAACAGGCGGCGTTGTCTCTCTGACAGCAGGGAATAGTGGCTCTGCATCCACATATGAGTCCATCATACTTCAGGGTGCGACCAACACAGGCGCTGCGCCAGGCGGTTCCATTGTATTCAACTCTGGTTCCTCAGCCTCGGGCAGCGGCTCTGGCGGATACATCGCTTTCACAAGTGGCGGCGCATCCTTCGCTCAGACCGAGCGGTTTCGAATTCTGGCGAATGGTGCTTGGTCAGTCGGATCCGCAGGAACCAACACCGGAAGCAGCACGCAAGTTCTTACTTCCAATGGTTCCGGCAGTCCTCCAACTTGGCAGTCAGCAGCGGGCATAACACAAACTCTCAGTAACTTTACCTCGACTCTGTCAACTGGTTGCAGTTCAACTTCGCCGACCATCGGTTTCAACTACTCTGTGACTGGGGATGTGATCGTGCTTAGCATGAAAACGTCCGCCAATCTTCCATGCACGTCGAATGCTACGACATGGAAGTCTGCGTCTGGTTCTGTCCCTGTCGCTGCAAGGCCGACCGGAAGCAACGTCGTTCTCTGGGGCATGAGCGGATTCAACAATGGCGGCGCCACTGAAGCATTCTGCTTGCGCATAGACACTGACGGAACACTGAACCTGTTCCGCAACACGGCGAACGACTGCAGCGGCACCTGGACTGCCAGTGGTAGCAAGAGCTTCAACGTTCCTGGTGTCACGAATACCTGGTCATACAACCTCACGAACTGATCAGGAGTAAAGCATGAAAGGCTACTCAAAAGGCTGCGGATTCAAGACTTCTGCTGACAAGCACTTCGCCGAAGGCGGAAAGGTGCGAGCACCGATCGTGCGCAAGAAGGCCGCCACTCAGTCAAAGAACGATTTCGTGCCTGGCGGAAACAAAGAGGCGAACATTCGCGATGGATTCTCTCCGAATCTGCCCAAGGCCGCTCGCGATGATATCGAGAAGCGATTCGGCAAGAATCCGCCAGTCAAGAAAGCGATGGGTGGCATGATCGGAAAGGTGAATGGCGACCAGGGCACGATGTCCCCGAACCCGCGAGGAGGCGGCATCCTTGGTCGAGTGGCCGCAAAGCTGCATCCGCTGGGTACTTCACCAAAGGCACCTACTGCAGATCCACGCGCCTCCTTACCTCGTCCCGCTCCGGCTGCAAATGCTCGTAGTGTTCCTGGTCGTGATGCGAAGCCAATGTTCGGTCGCGGCGCCAGGTGAAGCCTTTACTTCTCATCTGAATACAGTTAAACTTACTGCACAATCCGGCCGACCTTGAGGATGGCCAGCGCAGTCTAGAAGGAGACACGCTTGGCCGTTTCAGGAACTGTCGCGACGACGACGATCAATACTCGGCAGGTTTATGACCATGCCTTCCGCAGGGCAAAGGTCCCTCCACCAAAGATAACTCGCGAATATCTCGCGACAGCTGCAGAACTTCTGCACATGATTCTGACGTCTCTGTCTAACAGAGGCATCGCACTGTGGGCCATTCAGACTCACATCCTTCCGATGTATGAGGGTCGCCAGACTCTTCCGTGCCCAGCAGGCACTATCGACACTCTGAATACGAACATTCGCCAGGTGACTCGCCTCACTGGCACATACACCTCATCTGAGGGTGATGCAGAGCTAGCTTTTGACGGAGACATTGATACTGCTTGCACGCAGACAACGCCAGCAGGCTATATTGCGATGGCGCTATCAGAAGCTGCAACACCAGTCAATTTCGGAATTCTGTTCGCCTCAACTGGCACCGTGTCGTTCAAGATTCAGTCTTCAGATGATGGCGGCGCCACCTGGACGGATCGTCACACAGTCACAGACTATGCAGCTGTTGCGCGCGCATGGTATTGGTTTGATGTCGAGGGGCTGCCTGAGGCTGCTGACTGGCGCATCTTGGCTGTCACACCAACCATCCTTGATGTCTATGAGTTCGTGATCGCGAACAATGGACTTGAGATTCCGGTCGCCAAGATCAATCGTGATGACTATATGAACATGCCGGACAAGTCCTTCAATGGACAGCCGACGATGTTCTACTACGACAAGCAGGTCAGCATTCCGAATCTCGTGCTATGGCCTGCACCAGGCGACGAATACACATTCTGGCAGATAGTTGCGACCACGCAGCGCCAGATAATGGATGTCGGCTCAATGACGCAGGATCTCGAGCTTCCTGCGGGCGGCTTCCTGTTCGTTGTCACACTGCTCGCATGGCACTTATCAATGACGATTGATGAGGCGAAGGGTAATCCCGTTTTGCTGAAGGAAGTCTCTGACGAGGCTGCAAGAGACTTCTGGGCCGGGCAGACAGACAGTTCTCCGACAAGGTTGGCGCCGCGGATTGGTGTGTATACCAAGTGAGCATCTGGCTCGACACGCGAGGAAAGAGCACTCTTGGAATTGGATGGTGCGATAGATGCAAGTTCAAGTTCTCGCTCGACGATCTTCAATCGGACAGGAACAATCCAGGTCTGAAGGTCTGCAGCAGGTGCAACGATGAACTTGATCCTTATCGCCTTCCTCCTCGTGCTCCTGACGATCTCACTTTGCCGTTCTATCGCACTCAAGAGCCTCTCATCATTCCTGATGATCCTCCTGAGGCATCATTTGATGCTTTGGCTACAGAACTTGATGAGCCCATTCTTGCTGAGAATGGTGTCGAAGCATTGGAGCCGCAAACCGGGCCAGGGCCAGACGGACCCATACTTGTCACAGAAGAGAGTGAGCCGATCCTCACAGAGGGTCGTCGCTATCTGCTGCAACAGTTCGTCACTGGCCCAACCATTACGGCAGGAATCGGCTGCGCTGGATACTGCGTTGGATACAACGTCAGCGAAGGTGAAGGTACTATTGACAATGAGGCATACTATCCAGGTTATTTGGTTAGGGTCGTCAAAGATCTCGGTGAGATTTTCTCTCCTGCGGGTCTTCAGGTTTATATCTCATTTGACCCGTTGTCTGTTCCTGCGCCACCAGCTGACGTCATTAGTTCAGTCACGATCAATGGAATCACATTCCTTGTTGCAGATGCAGTTGTGAACATAGAGTCAACATATGATCGCGTATACACCTGGGGAACGCCTGCCGGCATTGTTGACGGCGAGCAATACGTAGTGGACTTGGAGTTTACATGACACTTGAAGTTAAGATCAGCGAGCTCCCTGCAGCCAGTGCGCTCACAGGGGCTGAGCTTGTACCAATTGTGCAAGGTGGTGCAACGAAGCGGACAACCACGCAAGATATCGCCAACCTTGCAGGCGGCGCTGTGATTGCGCCATCCGATCTGGATATCACGAATAACTTCGGGCCGCAGAGCTCGAGTTACGGCTACATCTCCTCAGAGGCTGTCTCGAATGAGATAGCAGCAGTCTTTCCTGATGACTGGTTTGCTATGGCAGGAATCTTCGGAGGAGACCTTGCTGGATCATCCAATGGCCGACCAGTCAATTCGATTGTGGTTCGTGATAACACAAATTTGCTCATTGGTCTGTCTGGTGCGATTCCAGTCACGAACGTCCCATACTCTGTTGAGGTTTCTACCATCGGCGGGAATCAGACCCTGTATTTCGCGGACATCGTTCGGCAAGCTGTTGGCGTAGATGGCAATCGCTATTTCTGGTGGGATTCACTCAATGCTGCAGTCGGCGTTGAATTCACAGGCGACCAGTCCCTGGTCTTCAACTTCCAAGAGGCTTAAATGTCCATAACACCAGTCAAGATCAGTGCGCTGCCAGAAGCAGCAGACCTCGACGGAACCGAGCTGGTTCCTGTTGTTCAGGCAGGGACGACCAAAAAGACGACAGCCCAGGACATCGCTGATCTCGGCGGCGGAGGAGGCGGATCAGTTTTCGTCGCGAATCTAATTGGTCTTGGCTCGCAAACGATGGACGACAATCCATACTACTATCTTGCTGCATCCGAAGTTCTTCTTGCAAGTGATGATGTTGAATATGTCGATGGTGTTGATGGTGTAAGCTCAGGATTCCTTCAATTCAACAATGATGGAACGTATGAGATTCAGATTAGAGTGCAGCTGAGTGGCGACTGGCCGAACAAGGGCCAAAGTGGCGAGCCTGCATTCTATGGCCTTGTTGCTGGCGGCCAGGACGTCGCAAAGTTCTCGCGCTCTGTTTATCTTGGTGCTGCTAACGATGGCACAGTTGGATGGAGCTCTCAGCTTGTAAGGCAGATGGCTGCAACCGACACGCTATTCATTGGACCAAAAGTTGCTTGCTACAACTTCACATCCAGGACCGTGATCATCACAGCGATGCAGGTGACAGTCAAGAAAATCGGTGACTACACGCCGTGATCAAGATCGTCACACATACCCGCGGCACCGGACTCTGGATTGACCAATGCGTCAAGTCTGTTGAAGCTGCGCGTGTGCCGAACATGTCTCATGACATTTTGATGCTCACTGATCCTAGTTCTCACGCATATGCAAGGTGGGCAGCTTTGCAGAGTGCAGATTTTGTTGGCTTTGTTGACGATGATGATGTTATCATTCCTGGTGCTATTGAGAGATGCATGTCTGCTCTTCAAGCCACAGGTGCTGGCGTTGCATTCACAGGCCAGCTCGGGGTTGACGCAAATGGTGCTGTTGTGTCTGAGTATCACAGAGCAAGATTCCTGAAAGATGCTGCTTTGAATCCTCAAGCCATTCACCATTTCTCTCTCATTCGAAGGGATGCCCTCTGTGCACAGGCGATCGCAGCAGCAGTCAGAATTGGCGTCGGAGTCGACTGGCTCTGCAAAGCAAATGCTGCAATGCGGATGGGCGCTGTCCACGTTCCGATGATTGGCTATCATTGGAGAATTCATCAAAATCAGGAGTCTGTAAGAACTGCAAAGCTGTTTGAAGATGCTTCAGATGAACTCACAGATGTGATATTCAGCTGGATGAAGAAGGACGCTCCGATTCCGGTGTACCGAGCATGCTGATCCCTGTCATTCAAAATGGCACTGATCTGTTCATCGACTCTGCACAGATCGCGATTCCATGGTCAAGCGTCTTCGGGCGGCCAACACAGATCAACAACTTCTCTTCGTTGCCTAATGGATCTGGCGTTCTAGTCAATGATGGAGCTGGCAATCTGTCATGGGCATCCATTGGCGGCGGAAGCGTCACCTCTGTCGGTCTCGCCGCTCCTGCAAGCTTCACCGTAACCGGAAGTCCAGTCACCGGTGCAGGCACTCTGACTTTCGCATATGCTCCTGGGTATGTGCCTTACACGTCGATGGAATCCTCGAAGCTCGCTACGATCGCCACCGGAGCAACGGTCGGAGCAACCTGGACCGGCAATCTCTCAGGCATCCCAGCGATTATCAACTCTCTTGGCGTCCTTGCCAATTCGCCAGGATTTCTGCTGAACAACGGCGTTGGTGGCCTGTCATGGTTCGCCCCATCTGGATTCGGCACTGTTACACAGGTGGACACAGGCGGCGGCACGACTGGTGGTCCAATCACGAATATGGGCACAGTCTCAGTTGACCAGAACTTCAGTTTTGACTGGACTGGTAATCATCGCTTCGCCGGTGCATTCAATGTGGGATATCCTGGCGCGAGCATATCGACCACGCTGGTCAACACAGTTGCCACAACCTATCAGGCTGGAATCAATCAGCTTGCTGACAGCGCTATCATGCAGCTACTGCTTCGTAAGCATGATGCGACTGCAAATAACGCTCCAGAAGCTCTGTTTGTTCGCGCTCGTGACACAGGTGTGGACTCTGTTGTTGATGGAGATGCACTTGGTCGAATACAGTTTGGTGGTTGGCACACAGACAGTTACTATCTCGGCGCATCAATTCACGCAGAGGTTGATGGGGTTCCAGGCGCTGCAGACATGCCGACTCGTGTCGTCATCAAAACGTCTGCGAATGCAAGTGCAACTCCTGCAGAGAGATTCGGCGTCAACTCCTTCGGCGCCATCAGTCTAGACGCAGAGACTTACGGCGCTGCTGGAGACTGGATGAAGTCTGGCGGAGCAGGCGCACCAACTGCCTGGACTTCTCCTGCTGCGCTGACGAAAACAGACGACACGAATGTGACGCTCACACTCGGCGGCGCTGCCGCAACCGCATTGCTGAATGCTGCTTCGCTCACACTTGGTTGGACTGGCACTCTTGCAAAGGATCGAGGCGGATTCGGCCTTGACACAACGACGCTCACAGGATACGTCAAAGCTGCAGGCGCAGGCGCTATCACAGCCTCTGCGACGATCCCTTATGCTGATTTGACGGGAACACCAGCAATCCCTGTTGGAGCAAATCCTTCTGCTTTGGTGGGTCTTGCTGCAGTCAACGGGGCTGCTGCATCATTCATGAGAAGCGACGGAGCTCCAGCACTTGACCAGGCAATCGTTCCTACTTGGACTGGAGCACACGTGTTCAGCAGCTCAGTTGAATTGTCTGGTGCCATCACCATAGGTGGTCTTGCAGTTTCAATCGGTGTCGCCGATTCTGGCGGCGTCGGGTTTCGTTTGCTCAGAGTACCCAACTAAAAGGATCTTGTATGAAGTTCGATCTTACAACGGAAGTATTCAACGAACAGCTGCTGAAGCTCGTTGCTCTGGCGAAGGTTGCTGTGCCTCCTCCAACCCCTCTGTCTCAGCTTCTTTCCTCATTGCTGATGTCAGGCATTAATGAAGAGCGTGCATCGCCGGATCTCAAAGCAAGGAGATTCGCGCTTCTGTGCAAGGTTGGTGCAGCAGTCGACACAGGCGGCATGCTTGACCTCACAGCAGATGAACTGGCCTTGATTGTTCCATTGGTTGATGCCAACTGCCCAACGCTTGTGCATGGACGCGTCAAGGAGATCCTCAACTCTCCGATCGGGAAGGCTAACTGATGGACGATCGCTTCGAAGACTTCATCGAAAGGATCCTCTCTCATGAGGGGAATTACAGCGATGACCCAAAGGATCCAGGGAACTGGACCAGTGGAATCGTTGGAATCGGTGAACTCAAAGGGACGAAGTTCGGAATAGCAGCCAACAGCTTTCCTCACTTGAGCATTAAAGATCTGACTCGCTCTCAAGCAATCATGATCTACAAAGATGCATTCTGGCTTCGCGCTCGCTGCATTTTGATGCCGCCGATGGTCGGATTTCAGCTTCTAGATGGCGCAGTCAACTCTGGCATCCCTCAGGCGATTCGCTGGATGCAGCGTGCAGTCGGCGTTGCAGATGACGGTAAAATTGGAGAGATCACCGTTGCCGCAATAACTGCTGCAGACCCGAATGATGTGGCATTCAAGTTTCTGTCTTACAGACTTGATTATATGACTAGACTCAAGAACTGGCCAGAAGCAGGCCGAGGCTGGGCTCGTCGCATAGCTGCAAACCTACTCTATGCTTCTGCTGATAACTAGGAGATGCTGATGGATGCTGCAAGCCTGAAACTTATGCTCTCGACCCCTCTCGCCTTGTTCATTCTTATGCTGTTCGGCACCGTTATTGGTATGCTCAAGCAATATGTCGATGCACGAAACAACGGCTCTGGAATCACATTCGGGTCGTATTTCGCCAAGGTTGAGACAGTGATCGCAGTCGGCGCGAACATTATAGCATTCGTCGCACTCATCATGACCGACACTTTGAACTGGACTGGTGCACTAGCGATCGGCTATGTAATCAATAGCGCAGCAGACTTGGTTCGACCCGGAAACGGGCGATCGATGGACATCGTCAACAAAACGGAGTAATTTGCCAATGAAAACTGCAGTTCGAATGTTTACACTGGGCCTAGCGATCATGCTGTTGCAGGCATGCGCGGCGCTCGGAGTGCCCAAGCCGGAGTCGTTTCCTGAGCGACTCGCAGCAGGATATGTCACTGTGACTGCCAATCGCCAGCTGAACACAGCTCTGCTAGGTGCTGGTATCTTGTCTGCTCGCGACGGCAAGAATGTGCAAGACCAAAACGACAACGCCAGAGCCGGCCTTGACGTTGCAGCAACCCTCGGCGGCGCGGCGGCAGAGGACAAGTTGGCCTCTACCCTCCGCATCGTTGATGAACTCAAGAAGTATCTCGAAGCGAAGCAGGTGAAGAAATGAAGGCAACAGACGCACTGAACACAATCGCTGCGCTCGAGGCGATTCTTCGCCTTGGGTCTCAGTTGCAGGCTTACACATCTCTGGTGCTGAAGGCCAGATCCGAAGGTCGTGAAGTCTCTCTGGCTGAGCTGCAGGAACTGCGCAATCAGGATGATGCCGCACGAGCAGAAGAATCAGCAGCGATCGAAGCAGCCGAGCTTCGCGAGACTCATGCTCCGACACCGGAGGAAGAGGGCTGATGGTCAGGGGGGTCATACTAGGAGTCCTGGATTTCTTTCGACCCCCTGATCCGCCGATGACAGATTTCTTTGGTCCTGAAGCATCAATGGCACGGATTGAATTTCATATGAAAGCTCTTCATATCTGGCGAACAAAAGTGACATACACTCTGGCAGCTGGAGCGCTTTTCCTTTTGGTCTCCTTTTTCACCTCTTTGGGTCTTGTGTTCTCTAAAGACCTTCCTGTGAAAGTTGACGGGGCTGTTAAGAACAGCAGCCTGGCAAAGTCTGTTGAGGAGATCAGAGTCGAGCAGCAGCTCTCGAAGACAGAGCAGACAGCAATGAAGGCCGATATCAGCCAAGTCAAGCAGCAGCTGGACACGATGACTCCTGTTATCAAAGAGATATACAAGGGTTCAATAGCATCCACGATCTGCAGACTTCTTGCCAGCAATCTCCGAAAGGAAGCTGACACGGAGCAAACGAAATACAAGTCAGTGGACGGGGACTACTATCCCGAGTCTCGCTGCGGAGGTAAGTAAGTGGCTACTGCTATGACATTCAACAGCCTCAAGGCTGACGTCAAGAAGTATCTGGAAAGAGGAAGCATCGCAGACACCCAGGTCTATGACGAGATTCCGACCCTGATCAACCTTGCAGAGCGCAATCTCGCTCGAGCACTGAAGGTCACCGGAACCATGAATGTCGTGACGACTGCGCTGGTTGCTGGAACTAGCACCTATGCGAAGCCTGATCGCTGGCGCAGAAACGTGAGCATGGAGTATGCTGTCGGCAATTCGCCACTTCAGACTCGCCAGGCGATCTACGCCAGAAGCTATGAGTACTGCCGCGAATACTGGCCGAATGCAGAACTGCGCGGCGCTCCTCTGTTCTATGCAGACTATGACTATGCGAACTGGCTTGTTGTCCCGACGCCAGACGCCGCGTATCCTCTGCAGATCATCTACTATCAGCAGCCTCCTCTGCTCGACGACACTCAGCAAACGAATTGGCTGACCGAGTACGCTCCGAGCGCCCTGCTGTATCGCACACTACTCGAGGCCGAGCCATTCCTCAAGAACGACACTCGCATGCAGACGTGGCGCGGCCTGTATGATGAGGCCATTGACCAGGTGGTTGTTGAGGACCTTCAGAAGATGACCGACCGATCTTCTGACAGGACCGGAGACTGATAATGCCGTTTACTGACCTCTTTGGTGGACAACTCATCTATCCTAGCCAGCTCTCGTATTTGGGGCTGTCTATTGTTGAAGACGTCCAACTGCTCTGGCCTACGGAGCAGGCAATACCTGACGCAGATGTTGTATCAGACATCATAGAGGTAGTCGCGATTGACCCAGGCCTGTCTGTGCTGATGCCATCCGCAGCACTGGTGACGCCTGGCATGGCCGTTCTGTTCTACAACTCTGGCGCAGAGACCTTTACGGTCAAAGACTTCGATGGCAACACTCTTCTGGCGGTTGCATCTGGAGAGGCCTGGCAGCTCTATCTTCGCATCAACACGACTTCTGCAGGGACTTGGAGAGCATTCCAGTTCGGAGCTGGCGTGTCACCCACCAACGCTGCATCGCTAGCTGGCGCAGGCATCAAGGCAATCAGCACCACGCTGAATCAGATGATGGCTGTCATAGACACGAGCGTCAACTATGCAGTCCTCAATGACGATAGAGCCAAGATCATCAACTGGACGGGCGGCGCAGGCACGATCACGCTTCCTGATCCAACCATCGTCGGCTCGGACTGGTTTGCTGTGCTTCGAAACAGCGGAACTGGCACTCTTGTCATCAATGTGACTGCTGGCGAGATAAACGGCAATTCTAGCTTGAACATGCGAATCGGAGACTCCTGCTTCGTCGTGACTGACGGAGTGGCATTCTACACGGTTGGTCTCGGTCCTAACATCATCTCTGTGTTCGACTACGACAGCATCAACGTCGCTGGTTCTGGCGACTATGTTCTGGCTGGAGCCCACCTCAATCGTGTTGCGTACAATCTGACAGGTCTGTTGACTGGTAATCGAAATATCATCGTTCCAGACGAGGTTCAGCAGTATTGGATACAGAACAATACGACTGGCGCGTTCACGCTGACCGTCAAGACTGCTGGCGGCACCGGTGTTCCGATCAACACTGGAAACCACAACATCGTATTCAGCAATGGCGTTAATGTCATCAATGCTGTTAGCACGTCTGGCTCTCTCACGAATGGCGTGACATTCCAAGCTTCTGGTGGAGTGCCTCCAGGGACTGTTTATAACGGCTCTGTTGCTCGGATTGTAGACTATCAAAGTGTTGGGGCGCCAAAGGCTGATGGTACTGGCGCAACTGGTACATGGCCAATTGACATCGCTGGCAATGCAGCCACAGCCACGAATGCTGCGATGGCAGCGATCGCTGCAGCTCTTGCTAATGCAGTCACCTTCGCGATCAGCGGCGGCGCGGTTGCCGGAACGACCTTTGACGGTTCCGCACCAAGAACGATTGATCACAGCTCTGTTGGCGCAGTTCCTCTGACTCGCACAGTGGGTCCTGGCACAGGACTTACTGGCGGCGGCGCATTGTCTGCAGACTTGATCCTTGCTCTAGCGAACACTGCTGTGACTCCAGGCTCTTATGTAGCGCCGACGATCACGATCGATGCTCAGGGCCGCATCACTTCCGCAGCGAATGGTGCATCTGCTTCAGGTCTAATCGTGCTGTCGTCATCGATAGCTGGTAATGGCTACATCGAGTTTGCCGCTGCGTCCGCACCTGCAGTTCGATTGTTCATCATACAGTGGGGACAATCGACCATCGCTGGCAACGCTACCGCCACTGTTAACTTCCCAACTCCATTCACGTCATTTGGTCGTGTAGCTTTGTCGGGGGCGGAGGCTACATTTGGTGCAAATGCACAAGACAACTACGTGTATCTGCGACCACTAGTCAACACGCTCAATTTGTTTGGTGTCGGTAATTCCAATGGGAATATCAATACCTTCCAGTGGATAGCGATAGGGGTATAAGTGGCAACTTCACCAGTCAAACCGATTGTTGTTCGCGGACAAGCAGGAATCCAGCGAGACGGCACGCTGATGGACGCGACTGGATATGTAGAGGGGCGCTGGTGCAGATTCCAGAGAAGTCTGCCGCGCAAGATGGGCGGATACACTCGTGTAGTGAAGACCATCCCAGACAAGATCTACGGCATGCGTGTCGACGGAATCGACAACGAGATCCTTGTACACGCTGGATCAGCCAATTCTCTGCTTCAAATGCTTCTGACCACTTCTGGCGCATTCGTCACGCAGAGCGACAGAACGCCAGCCGGATTTGCTGCCTCACCAAACAACGTCTGGCAGATGGACAGCTTCTATGACTCTGCTGACGGCTCGCAGCAGCTTATCGCTCACGCAGGTCAGAGTCTTGCGGATATCACAGACGAGACGGAGCTTCCGATTTATGCTGGCCCACTCACGGCAAACACACCACTTGTTGCTACCGGAATGGATCCTGTGTCTGGCGGCGTCCTTGCCTGCGGACCGTATCTGCTCGCGTATGGAAACAACGGACGAGTCGACGTTAGTCCTGCCAATGCATTCAACGTCACAGCGTCGTCCTCTTTCGTTACCGGCAGCAAAATTGTCAAAGGGATCGCAACTCGCGGCACTGGTGCTGGCCCTGGAGCGATCCTGTGGTCTCTCGACTCGATCATACGGGCTCAGTTCAACGATCCGGTACAAGCGACGTTCGCCTTCGACACGCTGACAACTGAGAGCTCAGTGTTGTCGTCACAGGGATTCGTAGACTATGATGGCATATTCTTCTGGGCTGGGATGGATCGATTCCTGTACTTCAACGGCTCTGTGAATGAGCTTGAGAACACGTACAACGTCAATTGGTTCTACGACAACATCAACTTTGAGCATCGCAACAAATGCTTTGCTTATAAGGTGCCGCGATTCGGAGAGATCTGGTGGTGCTTCCCATTTGGAGATGCCACTGAGTGCACGCATGCTGTTGTATTCAACGTGCGAGAGAAGTACTGGTACGACACAGAGCTCCCGAGCACAATGCGTACAGCGGGTGCATTCGCCAAGGTTTACCAGAAGCCTTTCATGTGCGACGCAACTGCTGACATTACGTCTTCTGGATTCAGCATGTGGAAGCATGAAGAGGGTGTCAATGAGGTTCGCGAGGACGAGGTTCTTGCGATCGACTCTTACTTCAGGACGCAGGAATTCTCGCCGATCTTGAATGGCGGAGATCAAGGGCTGAGGATTGCAAGAACAGAGCCAGACTTCATTCAGACTGGACCTTTGACTGTTCGGGTCTTTGGGCGTGCGAATGCAAGATGCGAGCCGGAAGGAGGCGAAACCTTCACTGTGCAGGACACAGTTGATCTTGCAGAGCCGCAGACCCAGGTCGTGAACATGAAGGAAGGGCATCGCTTGATGGCCTTGGAGTTCCGCTCCAATGTTGCTGGCGGCGACTTCCAGCTTGGAAAAACACTTGCATTTGTTGAACCTATCGACTCTAGATTCACAGGACAATAATGGGCATCCTAAACAACATGGCTCCTGAGCCTCTTTACTCTTCAGAGCCTCCATATTATACTTACGGAGCGCCGCAGGGTTCGCTGCAGCCAGCACAGCCTCCACAGGGGACAACGTTGGCGCCACAGCAGCAACCAGTGCAGAAGTTCGCGAAAGGCGGTCAAGGATCGCCAGCCAGGCAGAACCTGGAGAAGCTGAGGACTGCTGCAGGTCTTCAGGAAGAAGATATAATCAACCCAGACCGTTTGCAGGACCTAGCCGCGCCGGAAGGCCCGCTAGACGACGCTGCAGGACCCGAGGAAGTTGATGGTGAATCCTTCTATGTGGAAGGGCCTGGGACAGGGCGAAGCGATGAAATTGACGCGAAGCTCTCTGACGGAGAATATGTGTTTGACGCCGAGACTGTTGCTCTGCTCGGCGACGGCTCAAGCAAAGCTGGTGCTGCACAGCTTGACGCTCTCAGAGAGCGGATCAGAGCTCACAAGGGTGCTGCGCTTGCCAAAGGCAAAATCTCTCCTGACGCGAAGCCCGCAGAGCAATATCTCAAGGGAGCGAAATAACCATGGGCTGGCTTGATGCTATAGTCGAAGGCGGGAAGTCCCTCATCAAGAACAATGCTGGCCAAATCGCCAGCGGCGTGGCCGGTGCAGTTCTTGGCAACAAGGGTGGTGGTAGCACGAAGTCTGGGACGACTGTTGAGACGATGCCGGCATGGATGACTGAAGCAGCTCAACAGATGCTGCAGCAGAGCACGCAGCTCGCCAGTCAGCCATATCAGCAGTACGGAGGTCCTCGCGTCGCAGGGCTGAACCAGGACCAGCAGGATGCGGCGAACATCGTCCGCGGCAATGTTGGTCAAGCCTCTGGTGTAATGGCGAATGCGATGGGCACTCTCAACCCGAACGCAGGCCAAGGCATGCTCGCGAGGGCTGGCCAGTTCCTGAACAGCGCAGACGGATCGTACACAGATCCTGGTGTCGCAGAGAAATTCATCAATCCGTATACGCAGAACGTGATAGACAAGAGTCGAAACGAGGCGATGCGAACGTGGAATGATGAGATCATGCCCGGTATGGAAGGCATGTTTGTCCGCAATGGCAACTATGGCTCCTCTGCTATGGCTCGCACAATGGGCAGGAATGCCGCCGATCTTACCAGTCGTGTTCAGGATAATGCTGGTGCTATGCTGTCTGATGCATATCAGGCTGGTGCAGGCCAGTTCAATACCGAGCAAGGCCAGAAGGGGCAGCTGTCTCAGATCGCATCTGGTTTGGGTCAGACTGAGCAGAACATGAATGAGTCTGGCGCCAGAACGATGACAGACCTTGCCAGCCAGTGGTCCGACCAGAGCGGCAGGGAAGTCAACGCACTCTCGAATGTCGGAGAGCAGCAAAGGCAGATCGATCAGGCTGCGATGGACGCCGACTTCCAGAACTGGGGTGCAGCGCAGGGCTACTCACAAGAGCAGCTCCAGCAAATGCTCAATACTCTTCAGGGTGTTCAGGGCACAGGAGGCCGAACGACCAGCACCACTGGAACCGAGAAGGACAACAACTCGCCGCTCAAGAATGCCGCAACCGGCGTTGCCTTGTGGAACTCTGTCATGGGAACAGGATCCGGACCGAAGCTGGACCCCAAAGTTACGACTGCTGATCAGGCAGTCAACTACACAGGTCCTGGCGATGTCAGACAAGTCGCGAGAGGTGGCCTGCTCCGTCAGATCGCGCATCGGAGGGCTGCGTAATGGCTGACCTGTACGACGATGACGAAGATGCAGGCAACGATGACTTCGCGTCTCTGAATGAGAGCATTCAGGGTCTTCCAGACAAGATCTCGCGCGGCGTGGTTGAAGGACTCAATCCTCCTTCTACACCTGAGCAGATCAATTGGGCGAATGACATCCTGAGTGATGCAGACACTCTTGATTCAGAGATGGAGGACTTGCTTTCGAAGCGGTCTGCCGCAACCTCTGGCCCGCAAGGAACACTTGAGCGCCTTCGAGCAGCTCGTGAAAGACTTGCGAATCAATCATACGACACTGACAATCGTCGCATGTGGGGCGCAGTTGCTGCTGCTCTTGGACAGAATGGAAGCATCGGCGAAGCGATGGGCCGGAGTGCGGGCGCGATCAATCAGGAACGCACGGCACGTGATAAGTTTGACCAGAATCAGCAGTCTGGCTTGACCGAGTATGATCAGGCGATTGGCGAGGCGATGACTGGCGACTACGACTCGCAGATGAAGGCTCTGCAGCATCGTATTGACGCAAGAAATGCTGAGCGTCTGAAGGCTCTTCAAGTTCTCGGAAAGGGCAAGTCTGCCAATGCACCAGGCGTCGCTCCAACTGCTGCGCGCTCCAACGTGCTGAAGATGGCGGACGACTGGTTCGCCAACCAGCGATCAGGTGTTGTGCTGAACGCCAAGATCATGGACGAGGCGGCGAAGCGTGCTGGCGAGGCCAAGACTGGACCTGGATATGGCCTGATCTCTGCACTCGCCAAGTCTGAGCATGAGCTTCCTGCCATGATCGGCGAGTTCATGAAGGCAGTCAACAATCCGGACATCAAGGAACTGGAGCGCGATGTTCGCTCCGTCATCTTCCCGACCGTTCGCCAGGTGCTCGGTGCTCAGTTCACAGCGAAGGAAAACTTCACGTTGCTGGAGACTGCATTCGACCCGAGCGCTCCGCCGCCAGTCAATCGTCGCCGCCTCGAACTAATCCTTTCAGGTCTGAAGGACGCTCAACACGTCAAGGATGCATACTTCTCATACGCACGCGAGCATGGCGGCGACATGAGCGGCTATGGCGGACCAGATCTAACTGAAGTTGAGCGGATCGGTGATCGCATACTTGAGTATGCAGCATCCTCAGGCGCTGGCGAAGGCGCGGAGCAGGCTCGTCCTGCAATTGAGCGAAAGACTCGCCCTGGCCAGCCAAACAGCACTGATGAGTTCATTTCTGATCCTCGTGATCGCAATCGTATCATAAGGAATCCAAACTTCAAGCCGCAGGTTGTCCCTGGTGCCAGGGTTGTTGCGCCTCGCGCCGGAGCTGAAGCCGCACCAGCAGAGAAGCCTGCAGGCCTTTGGGACAACATCAAGCGCAAGGTCGGCGAGAAATTCGCAGAGGGCGGCGAGGTCGAGGGAGATCAAGACACAGAGGAGGTGACGATTGGAGATCGCACTCTGACTGTCCCTAAAGGAATGACTGATGAGCAGATCTATGCATTCCTTGATGCACAGGAGGCTGCAGAGAAGGCTACAGCAGCAGAGACGGATGCTAACAGCACTGAGGCTATTGCAGAGCTTGCTGTTGACGGAACTGCAGCTGCAGCAGGATATGGCGGCGCGAACGCTCTTCAGCGACTTGCTGATGCAGCGAACGAACGCTCTCCTCATGAAGTCGCATGGGGAACTGAAGAGTATGGCTTGAGGCCAAATGAGAATTATCTGTCTCCTGGACAGAGACGGTTTGCGGATCGATTCGCAACGGCAGAGACGCCGCCAGAGCAACGTTTGGACGCTCTGATTGAGCGCCACAAGGAGCTTCAGACCCAGAGAGGTCTGCCGAGAGCGACTGCTGCGGAGGCAATGACCCCGGAGCAGATCAGCCTTGTGAATGAATCGATCCGCTCCCCCAACTCGAGTGGTGTTGGCGCCGCAGAGCTTCGCCAGAATCTCGGCGAGAACCAGGCGTCAATGCTTGCTGGCGATCCGATGGACGTCGATCGAAATGGACGCGCAATGTCTGAGGGTCACACACTCGACACGCTTCAGGCAGATCTGCAATCTAATCGTCCATACAAGGACGTCATTGAAGAACTCGAGAGAGTTCGCAAGGAAGCATACGATCCGCTTCGCCAGGCTGCATATGCAGACCAGTGGGTCCCTGTCAACAAGTTCAATCCTGAGCTGATTGCCGACACGGATGTTGGTCGTACCGCTATTGAGCGGGCGCAGCAGTCATGGATGAACAATATGGACACGAACGGCCGTCCGATGCTGCAGGGTCGGCGAATCAACCCAGGCAACCCTGCTGTCACACCAAGCGCATATGATGTCGAGTTCCTTGACAGCGTGCGTCGTGCTCTTAATGACATGCATGTTGAGTCTGTTCAAGGCAAAGGAACATTCAATACTCGCGACATCAATGCCTGGCGTCGCCGATTCACTGATGCTCTGTATGGCGCTCGTCCTGACCTGCAAGCTGCGAACTCTGAATATGAGACCCGCAGCAGACCGATTGATGCCGCTAGAGTTGGTCGCGGCGACAAGGATGCGAGTCGTGTGCTTTGGAAGGACCAGACCGGCAACTACAAGGATGCGACCTCATTCGACAATATGCCGACAGAGGAGCTGAGAGACTATCTGGCTTCCCTTGATCCTGACTCAAAGGCTGCGTTGCGAAGCGGACTCTACGAGAACTATCGCAATGCCATACAGGACACTTCTGCGAAGCGGAATCCTATCGAGGCGATCTTCGGATCAGATGAACGTCCAAGCGAGAACATGTCTCGCCTCAAGCTCCTGTTTGAGGATGATCCTGAAGGTCTCCAGACGATGCTGGATGACATCAAGGCTCATTCCAACTCCTACGACATCGCCCACTCAATGGGTGCGAAGAGCGAGTCTGCAAGAGGACGTCCACGCGGCGCTCCAGTCAGCAAGGCTGCGGATGTAGGTGGTAGGACTGCTGATGCCCTCACAAAGCCTGCGCGCCGTCTTATGCAAGGTCCTGATGGCGACAAGGCCCGGAAGTTCACAACGGAGGAGATTGACGACATCGCCCGCATCGCTTCCGAACATCGCCTTCAGTCATTGGAGCGCCTACGGAGGGCTGCAACAAACCGCGCTGGCCGAAAGGGCCGCGCCCGACGTGCAGGGCTTCTGGGTGCTGGCGCTGCCACCCTCTTTACCTTGAGGGACAAGCTGAAGCAGCTCGCAGAAGATGCATTTGAACCTGACGAGGCGAAGTGATGGCAAAGCCAGCTCCAAAGGCTTCTCCTGGTAAGCTGTCTGTGATTGAACAGGCGCTGCAAGCATCAGATATGATGGCTCAAACAGACCCTCGTGCTGCTGTAGCAAGACCGATCCTGAAGACAATCGCCAGCATGCTTGGCACATACAACCCAGACTCTGACAGGATTGAGTTCGGTCTTCGTCCTGGCATCATTGATGACATCATCGGCATCCCTTCCTCGATTGATGACATCTCTGCACTCCTCGGACATGGCACGCACATGTCTGGTGACATATCAAAGACAGCCGCGGCGCTCTCTGATGCATCAGCTCGAAGGCGCAATTTCGTGTCACCCTCCAGAGGAAAGGTTGATTCGGCAATTCAAGGTGTCTCTGATGTCATGGTGTCAGTGCCAGGCTCTCAGCCTGCAAAGATGGGCAAGATTGCTCGTGTCGCCACTGCAATTCCAAGAGCGATATACGACACTGTTGTGCCTGTGATGGACATGTCAACGAAGGTCGGAAAGGGTGTCGCGGTCGGATCATCCGGACTTGGTGCAGGCCTTGGTGTGATGGGATACGATCCTGAAGGAGAGGAAGAGTCTCCAGACTTCTATGCGTCGCTCGCAGACAAGCTGAATCCGAAACCTCAAGAAGATTATGCTATGGTTGACACTTTGATTGCCAGAGCGCAGGCAGGCGATCGTTCAGCATATGAACAGCTCAAGATTATGTTTCCTGGGGAGATGAAGTAAATGGGCAAGCTTTCTGGAATCTCCAAAGCTCTGCAAAGGGTCTCTGAACAACCTGTCGGCTCCGGCAGGCAAGCAGCCACAAGAGCTCGTGCAGCAGAGCGTGAGTGGACTGGCAACACACGCAAGGGGCAGCTGAAAGGTCTGCAAGACTATTTCGAGCATGCAGACCCGACCGCAGTGCGGACATCTGCTCCGTCGCCTGATGTGATCGAGCCAACGCCTGAGTTGCTTGCCAAACCAGAGCGTCGCGAGGGAATCACACCGAAGCTTGATCTTCGTCGTCGTGCGCAGGACGCAGAAGAGCTGGCCAGCGGCTACCACTCATTCGCCAACGAGATGGATCGTGATCCTCGTGAAATGAATTACTTCGTCGACGCGAACAAGCTCAAAGCCCTAAACGACAACTATGGCTTCAGTGTCGGCGATCGGCTAATCGAGCTTCAGAACCAGTATCTGCGCGATGAACTCGCAGGACTCGACCCTAGAGTCAAGGCGATCATGGCCCGCGGCCCTGGTGATGAAGTGTTCCTCGCAGGCAATGATGATGCTGTCATGCGAGAAGCGATCGAGAGGGCGAACCACAAGTTGATCACCGAAGGCGTCCACATGGATTTGCCGGGCGGCGCCAAGCGCACTATCTCAGGTGTTGCAAGCCTCAAGTATGGCGCCGGCAAAACTCTGGATGACGCCGAGCTGGACATGATGGCTCGAAAGGCTGCAGGACTTGATGACAGAGCTGATGCATCTGAGGCCATTGAAGTCATCGAAGAGCCTCGTGTTCGTGATGGATCTCTCAGCCAGATTCGCAAGTTCCTCAATCGCTACGAGGGTGGCCTTGTTGGCATGGGTGCGAAGTATCCTGATGCCGTTGAAGGCGAATATGAAGATGGCGACGAATATCTTGGCGAGGATGATGAATTCGAGTACTATGCCACTGGCGGCCAGGTCCAGGGCTATTTCCTTGGCGGGCTCAAGAAGGCTGTGAAGAAAGGATTCAAGAAAGTCTCGAAGGTCGCCAACCTGCCTGCAAAGCTACTCAGCAAGGTTCCAGGTGTCAAATCAATCGCGAAGGTCGTGGCGAAAGCTGCGCCTGCGCTTGGATTCATTCCTGGCGTAGGAACTCTCGCAGGAGGCCTGATTGGTGGTGTTGCAGGCAACATTGCCTCTGGAGGCAAGACGAGCGGCTTCCTGAAGGGTGCACTAGCAGGCGCAAGTGGCGGCATCGGAGGCGGCATAGCCAAGGGTGTTGCAGGAAAACTCGGCAGCGGACTTCTGGCGAAAGCTGCAGGAAAGGTGACTGGAGAGGTCGCGACCGGTCTGATGGGATCAGCGATGAAGAAGCTGACTAGTGATCCATCCGGCAAGTCTCTCACCAAGGAAGAGAGGGTTGCTCTTCAGCAAGGAGGCGGACAGCCTAGTCAGCCTGCGGTCGACCTCGCCGCCCTGCGTCAGTCAGCAATGGCAACAAATGCCGCGGCACCGACTCAGCTATCAATGGTTCAGCCTCAAGTTCCGCGAGTGGCTCCTCAAATTCCAATGGCTGGCAGCCAGGGACTACTTCAGCAGATTCAGGCTCAACAGGCGCAGAATTTCCCGAGACAGGTCGCATAGATATCAAAGGCTTCTGATACGAAGGATCGACTTCGACGTGGTACTTGCAGATGTATAGTCTGCCACGCCACATATAGCCTTCCATGATGAAGACTTGGCCATCTTCAACATGGTCGACGCCTATGCGCTTCTTACCGAACAGCCTGGCAAGCATGAACTTCCACCAAGGCTCTCTTGTGTGTGGTATGCCCATCAGTGACTCTTGTTGCATGTCCTGCATGTGATGTCTACACATTCCATCCAGTCAAGACGAACGAACTTCCCGTCCCTCTGACTGACGCTATTGTTGTTCGAAAGGAAGTGCATGACGTCCTCTGGAGTGTTGAAGTCTGGCAAGTCCTCTCGTCTGACTTTGCCTCCCAGTTGCAGAATTTCAAATGCGTGGAACATCAATCCTCCTCATACTTGTGTGGCTCTGAATGTCCGTCACCGAGTCTGCATCTTGCAGTTCCCGGCCAATCTCCTTTGACCCAATCACAGCGCAAGTAGTGCGGCAACACGCCTTTTGGCCTTGGATCTCTTTGCGCGCACTTTGCTGCTAGAGCAGGATCGGCCCTGCCCTTATCATCCTTCATAATAGAACTCCCTCTGGCCGCGGCGCTTTGGTGTTGGCGCAGCGGAAAGATGTCTGTTAAGCCTTGTGATAAAATGCTGAACCATTGAGTGGTTGGACCACTTAACAAGTGCAGCATCGAAGGCGACTCTGCCGCCCTCTGTTATTGCGATCTGCAGATCCTTTCGCATCTGCCGAACTTCATTTGACAGGGCCTCTCGAAACTCCAGAGTCCCTTTATGAAACATGACTATGAAAGACTGCGTGTCTTGAGATGCCTTAGTCACACAGTTCCATGCGGAAGCGTCATCACGGAATGGCCTGATGTTCATTAGTTTGGCTTCCCTGATGTTTGTTGCGAACGAAGTGATCTTTGATGAACACACTTTGGGCATTCACAGCCGGTGTCTACCCAGGCCTCTATCAGCCCATGCTGAACATTCACAAGCTCAAGCTGGAGCTCTGATTGTCCTTGCATGTACCCATTCAGTGTGAGAGCGATGAGGAGTGGAACGAGATCATCAATAGCCATGTCTTTATATCCAAAGACAACGCGATCAATTATCTCTGCATTCGTGATGCTCGTCATAGCGAGGTCAGATCCAGCCCTGAAGACTGTGTCGCTCGGTATGTATTTTGGTTTGTATTCTTCAGTCATAGAGCCCTCTTATCTTCTCGCAGTCTCAAGAACACATACGCTCCTTGCTCAGACTTCTCTCCAGAGAGAGTCTCCCTGACATGCTCATGCCTCTTAAGCTCGATACCGCAGCCGCGAATCGTCTCTCGACGAGCCCACATATCTGCAGCCTTCTCCATATCGAATCCTGTACCGACAACGACCTCCTTTCCGTTTGGAAGGATCACGTTGATTGACCCAACCAATCCTGTCGGCTTCAGATTGGCTTTGAATGAGTGTCGCCTCAATTTGCCGTCATGCGTGTCCTTCGCTTCATTCGCATTGTGAAGGCGTTCGCTAACAGACAGGATGACTCCGTCTATGGTCTCTTCGCCTTTGATTCGCATGAAGAACGGGCGAGTCGCTGTTGATCTCGTTGGAAAATAGGGCATCTTGGCCGGGCGAAGTATGACCCCTTCAACCGTCTCACCCTGCGCGGCGCGAGGTTTGCAAGTCATAGGGTCATAGACGATCACGCCCTTGATCACCTCAATGACGTCAATAGTTTCAATTAGGATGCAACAAGGAAGGTCTTGCGCCTTCAACCTGGCATATCTACTCGAGAAGCCGCCCTCCGTTGCATAATCGAACATATGAAGATTGGCGAAGCATGGACCCTCTTTTCTGTTGACGTCACTAACAGTCTTTGCCCATGAGTCGCTAGCGAGGCGATTACCAACAATCAGCTCGCCGCAGATTCCATCAGGAACATACTTGAACTTGTCCTGCAGCTCTTTGCGGAATGGAGCCATAGTTCGAGTTCGAAGGACGCCGCCCTTCTTTATTGCGTACACGCCATCAAGCTTCGGGAGGACATAGACATGGTCGCTAAATGAAAGCATCCTCTCCTTGTTCTTGCCTATTGCGACTATCCTCATGTCAGAGTTGACAGAGACTGACAATGCTTTTGAAGGTGCTATTTCAATAATAGTCATCATCGCCTCGCTCGGGTTCTGGTTCAGAGCTGCAAGAAGCTTCATGCCATTCTATCGCAGCCCAAATTCTTTCTTGAGCATATCCGCTCAGTTGATCAAAGTCAATTTTCTCGCCACCATCGATTTTGGTGATCGACTCAATGTCTATCTCAGGCGGATCGCCAGGATACCAGGCTCCGTCTGAGAAGTAGTCAGAGCTTCCTGCTGTGTATGAGTACTCGACTTCGCAGTCAAATGAGTTCTCATCATCCAATACCACGAGCGTTGTTACCGTTCCCATAGCTTATTCTACCGCTGGAATGGCGCAGTAAGGGACTGGCCTGTCATCGCCAAGTACAGTGCTCGCAGTCTCACCCTTCCACTCGAGGGCGATAGCGATCTCTTCATCAACAGTATCCTCTGCCACCAAATTGATATACAGCACAGACTTCTCCGTGCCGATGCGATGATTTCGATCTTCGGACTGAGATCTTGATCCCCAGTTGTAGCTTTGGCTGAAGTAGATAGCGCGCTCGGCAGCCGTCAATGTGAGGCCAACGCCGCCACTCGCAGCCTGCCCTATGAACACACGGAACTTTCCTGCCTGGAATCCGTCAACAGCGATCTCTCGCTCACTCTTGCTGATATCACCGTGGTACTGGCAGCTTGTGATGCCCATCTCTGTTAGCATCGCGTGGATCGCCCTTATCTCCTCCTTGAAGTGCGCCCACACTATGAACTGGCCCTGCTGATCTTCAATCAGATTCTTGAGCGCCTCGAGACGCGGATTGTCAGTAGCGATGTACTCAGCGCGGCCATCAGGGAACAGCACGAATCCTGATGTGATCTGCTGCATCTTAATGCGAGAAGTTAGCGCTGTTGCCTCAAGCAGGTCGCCGCCGACCTCCAAGAAGTGTTGTCGCTTGATCTGCTCGTACGCAGCTCTCTGTGCAGGACTCAATTCAAACGTGATCGTCCTGTAGATCTTGTCTGGCAGATCAAGGCAGTCCTTCTTGAGCACTCGGAATGTGACTGCCTCAGTAATGGAGCGAAGCTCTTCTAGATTGCGCCATTGCGGGCGACCATCAGCATCCTTCTGCACCATCTGCGGCCCATGCCACTTGGCAGTCTCAGGTGTCCACGTTCCAGCCTTCTTGGCTGCTTTGTCGAGCTCCTGCGCCTTCTTCGCCCATGGATTAGACCTGGCTGCCCTTTCCGCAATGTGTCGCATGATGCCGGTGTGATCAGGCATGAGCTTCGCATAGCGAGCAACGAAGTTTCGATAGTCCTTATTCCAGAACCCAGGCTTCATGAACTCGAATTGACTGTACAAGTCTGGCGGCGAGTTCGTGAGCGGCGTACCAGTCGAAATCCTCCGGCATGTCGCTACCAGCCCAAGCTTCTGAACACGCTTCGTCACAGTGGCGGTCGGGGATTTGATGCGATGGGACTCATCAATGATGAGCATCACCTTTCGACCCTTCATGAAGTTAGACACGACAAGGAATCCTTCCTTGTGGCACAGAGCCTCTAGATTGATGCACAGGATCTTCAGACTCTTCGTCGCGTCCTTCATCAGCATCTTATAGCCTTCCATGGAGCGACCAGCACGATATGCCCAGACCTTGACTGGACCAGTCATATGCTTTGGGATCTCGCGCCGCGACCAGTTGGTGTGAACGCCGTTCGGCGCAACAACGACGACTGCATCGATCTTATCAGCCTGGTAGCACCGCTCTGCGTCAGCAAGTAGGACCCACGTCTTTCCTGTGCCCTGCTCCATGAACAGAGCACCCCAGCGCCTGGAATCAAGATAGTTGAGCGCATCAGTTTGATGCGACATCGCTGTTGTCTTCATTCTTTGAACCCGAATGCCTTCATGAACAGGTATTGCCAGTCAGGAACGCCATAAAGGCGCTTCAAGACCACGTGAGTATACGCCTGCAGCCTAGTCCGGGGCGCGTTAGCCGAGGGAGTTAGCTGCAAATTAGGAGGGATGTCGCGGCCAGGAATGAGATACAACTGCATCTGGTTATCACGCGCAATAGCGAAGGAAATGCCGCCATGATGCGAATAAGAGCGATGCCATTTGACCTGATCTACCTCAAACGTGTCTGTTTTCACGATAGGCGTGGACGGCATCTTGGGAACTTGGAGGACTTTCAGCTCGAACCAAATCGTCTTTCCTTCAAGCAATGCATGAACGTCAGGTATGCCAGCCGCAAGCCCGTTCTCAACGCGCTCTAAGCGTAGGCGGTCCGGCGCGTGGCGCTTCATCGCCTCGTAAACCAGCTGTTCTGCCTTCTTAGCCAAATACGATCTCCGGGCGCGTCAGACAGCGCATCTTGTCGATTGATATCATGGAGAAGCCTTTGAGCCAGCGACCCCTGATCAGCACCCAGTCCTTGTTATCCAGTAAAGTGTCTGCTGCAAACTTGCCCATCTTCTCCCAATCTCGAGGTTTGATTCGAGCGAGGACTGGCTGGGATACGGAGTCGTCGACGATGAACATATCCAGGAAGAGTGACTGAGCGTCCTTGTAAAGTTTGTTACCTCGACGCTGGAAGCGGACCGCCTCGTTCTCGTCTCGTCGCTCGCGCCGCACGATCTTGGCGATGATACACGCATCTTCTCTGTCCTCCAACTGACCGATCAGCTTGACCTTTCCTCGTATGCCGTGCATAGCAGGATTGTCATATAAGTCACCCCACAGAGTTCGGCCCTCGGTAAGATCCTTAAACTTGACTGTGGAAGCAAGCAGCTTCGCTTTTGCCTCCTTGGTTAGCGTGCCAGCCTTGCGCTTCGCCAGGTACTGCCCTGCCTTCGCCGGTCCGATGCCGACGATGTTCATGTACCCACCATATAGCACACCGTCCTGCACACTCCAATTCGCCTCGCTCTTATCCGGATCAAATGGGATGTAGTCAATGCCTTCGTCGCGCAACTCGCGTAGCATCTCCACGACCTGTTCATCGCCTTTGTTCGATCGGAGCAGAGCTGCAGCGAACTTCATTGGATAGTGAGCCTTCACATAGGCCGTCCAGAATGTCACGATTCCGTATGAAACACTGTGCGACGCATTGAACGCCCAGGATCCCATATGAACCATCACACGCCACATTTCTACAGCGTCCTCTGCGGACACCCCGTGCTTGGCTGAACCGACGACGAACTTGTCGCGCATCTGGTTGAAGAACTCAACTCCGCGGCGACCAGACATTGACTTGCGAATCAATGAGACCTCTGCCCAGGTGAAGTCACCGATCTCGCGACAGACGCGCATGATGCTCTCTTGGAACACCATAACACCCTGTGTGGCGGCGAGGATGTCCTTCAGCAGCGGATGGCAAGTGACTGGTTCAGAGCCATTCTTGCGCTTGATGTACGAATTGGTGCCGCCGCCCGCCAGTGGTCCAGGCCTCGCTAACGCGCCGAGATGGTTGATCTCCAAGAAGGAGGTCACATGAACCTGGGTCGCCACTCGGCGGGCAGCCGCACCTTCGAGCTGAAACAGACCGCTGAACTTCTTGTCATTGATGACATCAAAAGCAGCCTGGTCGTGCAGCTTCAAGTCATAGAACTCTTGGTTCGTCAGCGCTTCGGCGTCTTCCAGCACACCCAGCGTGCGGAGTCCAAGCGCGTCGATCTTCAACAGTCCCAGATACTCGGCATCCTTCTTGTCGACGCAAGCGACGCCTTCGTCGGTCACGGTGCAGAAGTCATGTATTGGCTGGTTGTTCACAATGACACCAGCGGCGTGCACTGATGTTGTGAACGGGGTCTGCTCTGCCTTTCCTGCGAGCGCCATTTCAGGATAGTCCGCCGCGAACTTCTTGCCCTCGGCAGTCTGAATCATCGTGTCTTCAAGCGAGTGTCCGTAGCGCGAGTCGCCGGAGCTGTACTCGATGAGTTGATTGATCAGGTTGAATGTTGTACCCTTTGGCACACCCATTCGTTTGCCGCATTCAAGCAGCACCGATTTGGGTTGCATCGATACAACGTTACCGACTCTAGCGACCTGTGCCTCTCCATACTTCTTCTTGAGGTAGTCGAACACGAGCTCTCGCTTAACATCCGAGAGATCGACGTCGATATCTGGCCAGTCGCTACGATTGACGTCGATAAACCTTTCGAAGAGGAGGTCGTGCTCAAGAGGATCCACTTCTGTGATTTGAAGCAGATAACAAACGAGAGATCCGGCGGAGGACCCGCGTCCTGGGCCAACGAGCATATGTTGCTTCGCAAATCGAACCATGTCTCCGACAACGAGGAAGTAGGATTGATATCCTTTCTCGTAGATGAGCTCACGCTCTCTCTTGAGGCGTTGTTCATGCTTCTCGTCCCAGACAATATGGCCCTTACCGACTCGATAACGGATCCCTTCTGCGATCTCGGCGTCAAGATCTCCTTCAGTTTGGACCAGGGCAGCTTTCGCAAGTTTGACTCCTTGGAGGCGTTCAGCAGCCTCGTATGTACCCTTGATCGCCTTCTCAAGGATGTCGTCTGGGATATGGTTCATCACACCACGCAGCTCGTCGAGAGTCAGGATGTGAAGCGGGGTCGTGCGTTTCTGATCGACGAGCGCGAGATACACATCCCAGTCCGTTGCTCGCGCATAGGCGTTGTCACTGGTCAGCACTAGCGGCTTGCCTGTCCTCGTGTGAAGCTCAAGCTGACGCTTCGCAGCGATCAGTGAGCGAGGATTAAGGTCGATGTAGTCAAAACACATCGGATCGTCAAGGAGGGCGCCAGAGAATCGTATGGCACAATTGCCCAGCTCCCAGGTGTCCTTCAACTTGATCTCTGCATAGTGCTTGCTGGTCCAGTTGTAGAATTTTCGAATGTCCGTAGCCAGAGCCCATGCACCAGCGGCATTTCCGTCTGCCATCTTGACGGAGAATTCTAGGCCAAAGGCGGGTGCGACCTTTGTCTCTTTGAGAGCTTTCTCAAAGCGAACATGGCCCCAAGTGCCGGTGTCAACGATCCCTGCGATCGGCGTCTCCAGATCCTGAAGCCGCGAGGCGACGTCGTTGATCGGCGCGAATGCTCGCTTGATCGAGAAGCTGGTACGGACTCTGAGCTGCGGGAATGTCATCGTGGCATATTCCTGAGTGCTTCCATCATAGAGAACTGAAACTGGCTCATAGTACTGCTCATCATATTGTCGAACGCACCAGTCACTGCGCGAACAATGCCTTGGTCAAGACGATCTTTCAAAATCTTGAATACATCATCCTTGTGCACATCAAGCCAGTTCTTGACCATCTCTTTGACTTGCTCTTCAAGAAGCTCCTTCATGAGAGAGACGATCGGAATCGGACCTTCCTCCTTGCGCTCGTTGTAACTGCCTGGGTTGGTGATCTTGACGGAAGGCTTGAAGAATGCAGCCTGCACTGCGACATCAACGATTTTCTTGAGCTCCTCGTCAGTCATGAGATCGCCCATCGACTCTCTGATCCGAGCGAACATCCTGCTCTGGAAGTCCGTCGCAGCCTGCACTTCGGTGCCCATCAGAATGACTTCCCGCCAGGAGCGAGGCGAGCCTCCGGCTTATGGTCAGCACGACCGATGTTGTAGATCAGCTTCTCGCGCATTGCTCCGGAGAGATCATATCCGGCGGCGCCAGCATAGTCAAAGATGCGAATCAGGGCGTCGGCGAGTTCAACCTCTGCCATCTTGCGGTGCGGCAGGTGGGTGTCCATCACACCCTTGCGCTCCCCCTCCATCGACTCGGCGACCTCGCTAACGATGAGCATTAAAAGCTCACCCTTGTTGCGATCCAGCGGCTCGCCTTCCTTGAGGCCGTGCCACCATTGGTAGTTGTTCAGATGGATGAACTTTGCCATCTCATTCAGACCATTGATTGCAGCCTCATTATCTGAGACGCGATTGATCTGGGACGCTGCGCTGTGATCGCCGAAGTCTGATACGACTGTTCTCATGATATGCTTGTCCTTACCTTGTTGTCGTCGGAGATAGGGTCGAAGCCGCGGATGACGACTTCTTCCTCGAATCCTGTTGGAAATCTGAATTCTGCAGGCCGAGTCGTTGGCGGCACCAGACTTATCAGGTTGTGGTGTATAACGATCTCGGCTAGAGCTCTGACGTCATCAAGAGCTCTGTGGGTCTGTTTATATGGCTTGCCCATCGTGTGCTCATACAGCTCGATCAGCCGCATGCGGCGACCCCATATCGGTTCGAATTCCTGGACGGTGCACATATTGTGGCGCGGCCAAGGGAAGTCCTTGATGGCTCCGGCGATGCGCAGCTCGTTGCTCAGCAGGGCGTGATCGAACGGTTGATTGTGGGCTATCAAACAGTCTGCCTGAGAGAGGAATTCCTTGACTGCTGGAATATATGCCGCAAAAGATGGTGCGCTTTTCAGATCCTCGTTCTTCAAGCCTGTTATCCTGGTGATCTCAGGAGTGATCTGCTGATCCGGATGGCATAAGAACACAAGAGAGTCAAGCTCCTTGCCTGTGTGGTCAATAAGAACTGCAGCGAACTCAATGATTCGCGGTTGCAGCTTCGGCTTCGCATGTGGATGTAGCGTCAACCCAGTCGTTTCCGTATCAAACACAGCGCCGATGGTCATGATCTATCTTCCTCAATGGGTGGCTCCGCAGCCGTCTTGTCGAGTCGTTTGTCGTACACAGGGTTGTAGTGAGGGCCGGGCGCGCGACAAGTGCAACGTTCGCCACATGACACGAAGCAGAACTTCGTGCGAGTCCAGTAGCCTTCTTCGTTGTAATAGCCATCGCGCCTTCCGAACGTCATTCTGTGAATACCTCTGGCTTAATCCGCAGAACCCAATGTCCATCAGAGCGTTGTATCCACTCTCCTGCATTGATGCTGAAGCCATTGTGATCTTCAACCTCTATGAGGCCAGGACGATCATGGTCTGGAGGACCATCAAATACGACATCTATGAACGTCCTTGCCATGCTACACTCCGTATGGGATGTCGCATCCCGTCAGATACTTATGATGCGCTTTCGTGGTCAACAGATACGCTATCAGCCCTGCAACCTGGTCGGGCGGCGTTTCCTCGCCTATAAGGGATGCAGCGAGCTGACGATTTGCAACTGTCGTGGCGTCCCAGCCGCGGAGATCTGATGCCTGCCGATCAACGGTATCAGACATTCTCGTGTCCTTCAGCCTGTTCGGGCTGATTGAGAACACGGTCACATCCGGAGCCCACTCTCGAGCCATCACGCGTGTAAGCATCAAGGCCGCTGACTTGCTGGAGCAATATGCAGCACTTGTCCTCATCGGCATATCAGCAGCTGAACTCACGATGTTCAGGATCGTGCCCTTGCTTGAGCGGAGGTCGTGAAGAAGATGCTGAGACATCTTCAGAATGCCCTTCACATTCACATCCATAACCTGGTCCCACTCCTTGGATGACACATTCTCGAGCCAGTTCAGCCTAACGATCCCTGCGCAGTTGATGAGCACATCAATTCCGCCATCTCTGAACTCACGATTGACGCTCGGATTGCGAACGTCCCCTCCGTGGGCTATGTCGAACGAAAGGACGGAATGCCCCGACCCGACAAGATGCTGGGCTATGCAAGCTCCAAGGCCGCTCGACGATCCTGTGACCACGATGCGACTCACAGAGCCTCTCCTGATCGTTTGATGGATTCATAGAGCGCATCACGCTCCGCAGGCCAGGAGTGAGCGCCAAACGGGCGGCCACCCCGGATCCATTCCGCATGGGTAGTGTCAACCATTTTCTGGTTGAACACGCAGATGTCCATTGGAATGATGGACTCCTTGATGCAGGCGTCTTGAAGGTTGATCAAGATTTCGAACGCCTCTCCAGGCGTGCGACCCCCGACCATCGCTCCGTGGCCCTCCATCAACACAGCATATCGCATGTGCCCGAAGGCTTCGACCAGGCCATCATAGCGATTGAGTCCCTTGTATGGCATGAAACCAAGGAACTGCTCTGTGAAGAGCGCAGCGCCTTGATGAACCTGCCTGAGAATCCCAATCGCTGCGGCGGCGATGGTGTCCGGCGTATGCACATGAAGGATACAGTTGAACTCAGGCCGAGACTTGTAGATGTCGCGATGGATCCAGAATTGCGCGTTCGGCTTGATGCCGGCGCTGGTGGCGTCCACCCCATCCTCGTCTACCACAACGGAGTCAAGACTCGTCGTTGCCCAGAACGGACGCGGCCTTGCGATGTTGATAAGCAGATGCTTGTTCTTCACGAGCATCGGCGACCGCATTGAACAGTGCAGGAACACTGAGTCGTCAAGACCCCGTGCCGCCATCGCTCGCATCATGAGCGCGAATTCAAGGTCTAACGCCATCATCTTCCTTCTCCTTTGTTGCTTCTCGTAGCATGGCAGCGTAAACCATCAAGTCTTCTGCAGAGTCGACATGCCCTTCAACGATGTTTTGCGCATATCGCTTCATCTTGATAAGGCACATGACCATCAAATACAGATGCTGGGCAGCCTCTGGCGTTGTGATCTCCGGTATCTTGCCGCCGAACAGAGCGAGCAGAGCAGGACCTGTTGTCCGATAGGATGCGCCATATGCAGCATTCCTTTTGGAGAAAAGGCCTGCAGCCTCGTCCAGAAAGTCTGGAGCAGTGCGCTTCTTGATTAAGCTCGGGACATCATTTTCCGGTGGCATGGTACAGGAACTCCTCGTCGTGGATTGCGCGATGGACGCCCGGAAGCCCGAGGTCGTTGTACATCTGAACGATTTCCCTTCTGTCGTCGTAGCAGGCATGCACATCCTCTGGATTGAACAGTCGTGTCAGAAGGTCGATCATCACAGCGCGCTTGAATTCTACAGCAGGCCGATAGTCGTTGAATGTTGGGCGCAAGTGCAAGAGATTCTCGCCGGGCTTTCTGCCATGCTTCATGAACCACTTCAGACGAATTGCGCGATACTCGTCAGGCATGCCAGAGATGAAGTGGATCTGGAATGATCTCGGATATTGCATTTCCTTGATGAAGTCCGCCTTGTCCTGAATGCAGGCCTTGTGATACATGTGATACCTTGCCCAGCGAATCCCGCTCGGATGGTCCTGTATCAGATGAAGGCGATGATAGTCATCAGAGATGCAGTTGTCGATGTCGCAAATGATGAACTTCATTTGACCTCCACGCCAGCAGCGAAGAGCGCAGCGGTTGCCTTGCCTTGCGCAGCCATTCGCTCTTCAGGAGTCACTGCGGCGAGCAGAGCCTTCAGCGCTCTAGCCATCGCAGGAGCCGCGGCAAGTCCGAGGATCTGTTCCTGTGTCGCCGCAACGCCTGCTGTAGCGATGACCTTTTCGCCCTGGCGAATACATAGGACGAATCCTTCCTTGGTTAGTCGCTCAACAGAGTAAGCACCAGCCTCTCGAGCGCGATTACGACTCATCGTAATCACCCGCTCAATCGATGCAGGCAACTTGTCCGTCATATAAGCACGGCGATATCGGATAGCAGCTTGTTGCCGTCCTCCGCTGGGTCCTTCGCCAGATGTGCCTTGATCGCATCCTTGATCTTCTTGTCGCGAGCCGCGACCTGGTGAATGGCAGTCGCTTGGGCCGCCAGTTTCTGTTGCAGTTGACCAACTTGGTGCTGCAGATTAGTGATCCTTCCCATCTTGAGCATCTCCTATTTCACGCCACGCATCTTGTCAACGATCTTCAGCAGCTTGCCTCGCTGCATCAGATCAGGGAAAGCCTCCTTCGCGAAGGCTTCAATCTCGTCGAAATAGTCGCGACCTTTGTCGCCGAATATGAAGTCGCTCGCCCAGGGCCAAACGGCGAGCACCTGAACCACCATCTCGGTGATCGCTGCTTGGTACTCAGCCTGCGTACGACCACCACTACGCGACCTTGCGAGGTCGGCAAAGTTGCGGAGGTTGTATTTGGCCACGATGTTCGTGGACACATTCGTAGGTAGGATCGAGCGTGCATCCTCGACCGCGTGACCTCGACGCACGAGGAGCTTGTAGAGTTCAGACGTCCTTTCATTGTGGAGATTGACAGCCTCCAGCGCGGCGGGGTCACCTCGGAATCTCTCCGGCATGACAAAGTCAAAGTTGGACATGTCGTTTACGCGCATAGACTGCTGAGCGTAGGATGCGCTCCGCGTCCGCACAAACTGGTGCGTGAAGTTCCGACTCACGCCCTGGATCAGGAATGTGACGTCAGCGAACTCATGAGAAGAGCGAATGGTGTTCGCGATGTACTTCAGCTCCTCGTGCTTTCGCTCCTTGGGCCAAGCACGAATCTCGTTCATGAGGTTCGGCGAAAGAGTCAGACGTGTGCTCTTCGTGAAGATGAGCATCTCTGCGGCCTCTGGTGTGTAACTCAGCAGTGTAACCTTCATTGTCAGTCCTTTATGAGTCGTCTTGAATAACTATCTGCGTCCATCATCATCTTGATGCGCCCGATGTCGTGAATCAGGTCATCAAGCAGGATATTGCGCCAGGTGGCAAAGCGACCGAGAGAGTAGATTCCTTGCTCTGAGAGCAGCCTGATAATGCCGCGGCGAGTCGGCTCATCGATCGCAGAGATCTTGCCATACTTCTGCTTGGTCTCAGTAAGCTCAGTGATTTTGGGCAAACCGAATGCCTCTTCAAGCAAGTCTGTGCAGTCATAACCCATGTTTATGCTTTCAGCGATCAGAAGGTCGCCTGTGATGCTGGCTCGATAAAGATTGGTCACATCATCAGGGAAGTATATGGTCTGATACAGATCGCAGTCCGGGACGCGATATCTCTGCACCTTGATGCTAGAGAAGCCAAAACTGGGCTTGTCGCTTACTATGAGCTGTCCATGCTCAAAAAGAGCTGGCATCGGTATTGTGCTGATAACAGGCGAATCAGCCTCTTTGCCGAAAACGAACTTCTCTCCCCAGTGGATGCGGTCGCCAACAGCCTCGATCAGCTGGAAGTAGAAGTCTTCTGGAGCTATGAATCGCTCAACAGGATCAAGATTCCAGATGCTTCGATCGTTGGCTAGGCGAGACAGAACTTTGCGGCTGTACATGTTCGCATGCTGGATTGTTGGCTTGCAGAAATCGCCATCTGCCCACACACCCTTGCGAACTGTGACCTTCTTAAATGGGATGCCTGTGAGAGCAGACACTTGCTCGCCGCGAAAGCGAAGGACCGCTTTGTGATTCTCGACCGGAGCTTGGTTAGCTTCGAACACTGATGCCTTTGGCCACGCGTGGGCGGCGAGAAGGCCACTCAGCCCCGCACCCACAATAATCGGACTTTTGCTCATTATTCTACCTTATATGATACGTTAGAAGAGAGGCATACGAAAGTGCTAAAACTGCTCATCTTCAGCTGATTCCTTCGCCAGATGCTGTCGCCATAGTTCCTCACCGCGCAACGCCTCGTTTCTGAGTTTCGTTCTGTCTTTCTCAATGATCCAATCGTCGCCACCGTTTAGGACAATCACGTCGTCCCATTCAATTGCTCCAGACACATTCTTGAATCGTATGCTGAGTCGCATATGCTGGGCATTGATCGCTGCAGCTGAATTCTTGAGTTTCCAGGCTGTGAACTTCTCTTCGTCAGAGCTTGCCTTGGAGTAGAGGCCGCCAGCCTCCATGTACATCTTGAAGGTTCTTGCTCGCATCACACGAGTCGGCCACTTCTCGTTGATCTCCCTTGCATGCTCAAGGTATGCAGGGGTTGCTTCAGCAGACATCGCTTTTGTCGCGTCAGATTCTGGAGCTCGACCAGCGCCGTCAAATCCAGTCAAATCGACCTGCTTGAGCACCTGATAGAATGACGCAACGACATCCTCCCTTTCGAGAAGAGAGTACAGCGCGTCGTAGTATGCTGCTCCATCATGATGGAAGTGCGAAGGATTCTTGATGACATACACGCGGCGATCAGTTGGCGTTAAAGGAAGTGCTGCCAGGTCGTTGGATGCACCGATTTTGACTGACACATTTGGTATGTTGAAATCTTTGACGTTCTTATCATTGATCTTGATGTCGTCATCCGTTATCAAGCTGTTGATCTTCGATCTAGTCCTCTTGCTGTCCCTCTCCGTGACTTCCTCGAAACACAGAAAGCGTGCAGAAGCCAACCAATTGTTGAACTGGGCTTCGAATACATCAGACATCGTTCCCTTGCAGACCACCTGCTTTGGAAACACCTTCTTGAGCAGTTTGAACACGAAGCCGCGACCAACACCATCCTGCGGCGTCACAAAAAGGACCATCCAGTTGATTCGAATGCCTGGACGCTGAACAGCGAAAGCAAGGAACTGTGTGAGTACCTTGTAATGTCGAGCATCGTTGTTGCACAAGAACATCAAGTGGTCGAAAATGGGTTTTGCTAGTTCCTCACAATTCTCGAGATAAGGCTTCGACTCAAAAGGTGATGGTTTGCATCGATTGTAGTATCTCGCATTCCCCCTTCTGTAGTATGGGTATGGATCAGCAGGAGAGAATGTAACTCGGTCAACTGTCTGCCTGTCTCGATCGGCAAGCCATATTTTCGGCAGTGCGGTTGGACGATCATTGACCATCACACGAGAGGAGGCAAACGTAGTGCAAAACCCATCTTTTGAGAGGATACACATCTCGTCTTCATCTGTGCGATCTATCACACCATCTATGGATTTGACATAAACACAGATTTCGTTCAACTCCTGCACAGATCCAAAGATCTGCGGCCTAAACATGAACTCAGGATCGTCCAACTGGGCTCGAGCTGCCTGCGCTGCGCGCTGTGCCCGTTCCTCAGCCTCTCGCTCCTCTCTCTCAGCGCGTTGTCGCTCGCGCTCCCCTTCACTCATTTCTGTCACGGAATAAGAGTCCTATGGATGT